ATGCCTAAACGCAATCGCGTCACGCCGGCGCCATCGGTCATCGACCGGGATTGGCCGTACCAGGTCGCCTTGCCGGATGACATCTGCACGGATCGGAACCTGACCATGATCACGCGGTTCTGCCAGGACATCGGCGTCAAGCCTCAGATAAGGCGGGTGCAGGCGATATGGCCGAGCGGCAAATATGAGGACTATCGCATCCACTGCTTCGCCGACCCCGCCGCGGCGAAGGCCTTCCTTGACCATTTTGGCGGCGACGTGTTCGATCCCAAACGCGATCGAGAGGGTGGGAAGATCCGGGGTGTCTGGCGCCGCACGGGCGAATACAAGCGCATCCTCGACCTTGGGCCTTTGAGCGTTCCCGAGATTCTGCGCAACTAGGGGCAAGACATGTGCAATCTCTACAATCTCACGACCAGCCAGGAGGCCATACGCCAGTGGACGAGCGCGCTGCGCGACGTCCTCGGCAACCTGGAACCGTCGCTCGACATCTACCCGAACAGGCCGGGCCCGGTGGTTCGGAACGCTCAAGATGGGCAGCGGGAGGTCGCTAACCTTCTCTGGGGCATGCCGACGCCTGCCGAGCGCGTGAAAGGCGCCGCCGACTACGGCACCACGAACATTCGCAATCCACAGTATGGACACTGGCAGCAATATGTCGGGATCGAGCATCGCTGCGTGGTTCCTGTAACCAGCTTTGCCGAGCCGTCCCCAACGCCCGGCGACAAAGACCCCGAAACCGGTATCCAGCGGAATTACTGGTTCGCGCTGAACGAGGAGCGTCCCTTGTTCTTCTTCGCAGGCCTCTGGACGCCTTGGCATGGCGTGCGCAAGGTCAAGGATGGCCCGGGAGACTTCGAGCTCTACGGCTTCATGACAACCGCGCCCAACGCGCTGATCAAGCCGATCCACGAGAAGGCCATGCCGGTGATCCTGACCAGCCAGGAAGAGATCGAGACCTGGCTTACCGCGCCCTGGTCGGAGGCGAAGAAGTTGCAGCGCCCCGCGCCTGACGATGCCCTCGTGATCGTCGACAAGCCAGCGACCCAGATCAAGTTTCCGCAACAGGCGCCGCAGCAGGGCTCATTGTTCTAAGCAGTGGAGGTTCCGCTCATGGCAGACCGCATCATTACACTCGACAGCCGTCAGGAAGCAGCCTTGCAAGCCGTAGCCGACAAGTTCGTTGCCCAGCACAAGGGCGATACGATGAAGGCTCTGAAGGAAATGATCGTGCTGAACGGCCGCCTTCAGGATCAGCTCGACGCGCTCGAGGCTTCTCCTCTCGGCAAGCGCTTCGGATGAGCGACGAACCGGCCAGAGTTGCTGATGGCATGACCGCGGTACCCCGCGAGCGGGTACGAATTGAGAACCACGTCTGCGAACATGCCGGGTGCGGCCTGCGGGCGCCGTTCGGCTTTGCTCGGCCGCGACGAGAGCCACACTGGTTCTGTCTGGCGCATCGAGCTGATGGCGATCATTACCTTTAGGGGCGGCAATGTCCGATCAAGTTCTGCCTAACCAGAAGAAACCAAAACTGATTGTTGTCGTCGCGTTCGATCGTGGCGAAGACGGTGAGTTGTTCACCGCATACGGCCCAACAGATCAGCAGAGTGAAGAGCGCGCCATTCGAACGGCCAAGGCGCTTGCCGCACAACATGCCGGTGTCATAGCCTGGAGCCGAGATGCAGACCCGGCGGTGGGTGACTACGGCCCGCCGAATGTGCTTTTCACCAGCGGCGAAGTGCCGGACATGGAATGAACGATGATCAATCCGCCCAAGCGCCAGGAAGACTATTCGGACCGATCGATCGATTGCCAAGAGGCTATGGAGCCGGAATTTCAAGCCATCGTAGATTGCATGCTCGAGGTGGGATGGACACGAGGCGAAATCATGCAATCACTGCGACGGCTCATCGCGGCCGACAATATGACCCAGAAGGAGAACGCCAAGACGGAGGCACAGTTGGCAATAGCGCGCGCCATGATCCGTGCCGGCAAGTCGATTTAGCTTTTCTCGACGCCGGCCTCGTCGATCTCTGCTTCCATCTGATCACTGATCGGCTTCGGCCCGCCGTTCAGAGGGGTCCCGTCATAGCCCTGTAGCCAGGCGTCGGCGTGCTCCTGCCAATAGGCCGGCACCGCGCGCTCCTTGCCGTCCTTTTGAGCCTGGGCACCATACATCCAGGCGTAAGTGACGCGCTCCTGGTCTTTCTTGGCTACCGCCATCATTTACTCTCCCTGTAGTCCAGCAGCTTCGCATGCCGCAGCTTTTCCTCACCCTTGAGGAATTTCACCCGGCCGACAAGACCAGGCTTAAGCCATTCGGCCTTTTCCTTCTTGAGGCCCTTTGGCACCGGCCCGCCGACCTTGCCCTGCACGCGATCCCACAGGCGCTGGCGCTTGTCGGCCTTGAAGGTGACGAAGGCACCGCCTTTGTAGTGGCCCTTGTCGGCCATCAGCACCATGGCCGGCTTCCCGGTCTCTCGCTGCACGCCGATGATGTCCATCTCCTTTTCGTCGAAGCATTTGATCTTGCGCCAGTTCATCGTCGGCCCACTGCGGTAGGCGCTGGTTTTTCGCTTCGAGACGATCCCTTCGATGTTCGCCTCGCAGGCAAGGTGATAGGCGGCATCGCCGGTTCCCGGCAGCGCCTCGCTGAACTGGATGCGGCCCCCGGCCGGGATCATCGCATGCAGGATCTCGCGGCGGTCTTCCACCGGCATATCTCGCAGGTCGTGGCCGTTGAGATAGAGCAGATCGAAGGCGACGAGGTAGAGGTCGCGCGAGGGGGTGCGCTTGCTGACGGCAGCCTGCAAGGCATGGAAGTCCGACAGGCCGGCCTCGTTGGTCATGATGGCTTCACCCTCGATGATGAAGGTATCGGCCTCGATCGCCGCGGCCTCTTCGGCGAGGACCTTGTAGCGCCCCGTCCAGTCGTGCCCTCGCCTGGTGAGCAGGCGGATGCCGCCGGCGTCCTTGATGACCTGTGTGCGGTAGCCGTCGAATTTGACCTCGTGCAGCCAGTCGTCGCCCTCGGGCGGGGTGTCGACAAGCTCCGGCTCCATTGGCGGGATGAACTTCAGCCGCTCTCCGGCGTTACGCATGCACTTGTTACTCCAACCGCGACACAAGGCGCGCGGGGCGTTTTGGTTGCATTTTAGCGAAATTGAATGTGGGAAAAATGAATATCGAAGTGGACGATTGCCGGTTGGCGCTGACGATGATCCGGCGAACGATCGAGGAACACTGCCCGCCGGGCGTGCTGCCAAGCGAAGAGACGGTCAACGGCCTCTTTGGTCCCGATTTGCTGGGCGAGGCCGAGGCGATCTCAGCGGCAATCGTGGCGACGGTAGAGAGATTGCAATTGCAAGCGACCATGAAGCCGCCGGCGCCGAATATCAAGGCATAGCCTGAACGCAAAAACAGCCCGTCTCGAAGCCATTGCCGTGGAGCGAGACGGGCTGCGGAAGCCTGGGGAGTTGTCATCGCTGCGAAGCTTCCGACGCTCAAAACCTAGCACACAGCCGGTTTGTTCCGCGCTAAAACGCAAAAAGCCCGCCCCGGCGTGAGCCGAGACGGGCGATCATATTGCTGGCGTCGGGAAAATGGTCGGGCGCTACGGCGGCTTGCTCCTGGCGCGCTCCTCCGCCACAGCCTGGAGCGTGGCGGTAAGCGCCGCAACGGCGTTTGAGAGGCCGACAATGCTATCCTGCACCCGGTCCAGCCTGGTCAGCGTCCCGTTCTGGAAACGCTCGTTGGCGGCCATGTCCTGCACCTGCTTTGTCTCGACCGCGATCAGCCGGTCATTCACTTTGGCGGCGACATCGTTGGCCTTGTCGGCCGCAACGTTCGCCTGATTGGCCGTCTTGGTGACGGCGTCTATACGCCCGTCCAGCCATTGCGATCCGAAAAAGACGATGAGACCGAGCGTCGGCATCGCGAGCGCCATCGATACGCGCGCTATTGCAAGAAGAAGGACGTTGTCTGCAATCTTCTCCGAAGTGTTCGGCATCTGGTTATCCTCGCTCAACGTTCCCAAGCCCCTTGATGCACTGTTGTCGTTATTTCCAGCAGCCGCGGCGCTGGCCGTTGCGGTCGTTGCCCAGCACGCGCTCGTAACCAGGCCGGTCGGCGCCGATCAGCGCCACCGTGCCGGCCGGGCTAAGGCTTGCTTTGAGGAACCCCGCGCAGCTGGTCGCAGGCGTCGACTGGCATGCCGCTCCCGCGCAGGCCAGAAACGCAAAGATCATAGTCAGACATACCAGCGAGCTTCGCATTGTCGCCCTTCCTTTCGAGTTCGGCTTTGACATCCGCCGCCGCGACTTCCGCGACGCGGCGGCTATAACCCTGGGAATCGCCCTTCCAGTGCCCGACCAGGTAGCTTGCGGGCACCGCGGCAATGAGCGCGCCGAGCGCGATCAGCTTCCAGTTCTTCAGTGCAACGGTGAGGAGCTCGAGCATCAGCAACTCTCCCAGACGCCATCGGTGAGATAGCCATGCCAATGCGGCCCGCCATTCGTCGTGAGAGCCACCGATTCCCTGACGGTCGGTTTGTCGCGGGAGCCGTTCCAGAACGTCCAAGCGCCAGCGCCAGCCAACTTCACCGCGCCGATGTCGCCGCATCCGCAAGGACATTGGAAGTGGAAGCCCGATGGCGAGTGGCCCTCGGCGTCATAGAACTTGATGCTGCCGGCAGGGCCGTCGATGATGGTGTCGACCAGTTGGGCGACAACCGGCTGCGTCCTTACCTCGCTCATCGCCGCGCCCCCGTCTGGAACGCCTCGACGCCCTTCTGCTCGCCATGACGCGCGACCAGCACCAGGGCGCCGGCAATGCCGGCAACGCCGGCGAGCCACACCCAGCCAGGCACGTCGCTGGCGATCGAGGTCAGCGGGTCGATGTATTCCTTGGCGGCCGGAATGTTGTCGAGCGTCGGCTTGACCAGCGCCCCGATCGCCGCCGGAATGCCGAAGATGTAGCCTCCTACCTTGGACAGCCAGTTGGCCTTCACTTCCGGCACCTTGTCGCGCACCACGTCAGCCGGAGCGTTGCTGCGCTCCGGCGCGATCTGGCGCGGCTTCGCCTTCTGGAGGGCCAGCAGCAGCTCGTCATCAATGACGTCGGCGGCCGGCAAGCCGTTTTCGGCGCGGAAGGCGCGAATGGCGGTGGCGGTCATGGTGCCGACCTTGCCGTCAACGCTGCCGACCTCGGTATAGCCGAGACCTTTTAGCTGCAGCTGCACGCGCTCGATCGTGTCCTTGTCGGCAGAGGCAGCCGTGTCGATCGTCGCCGAAAGGGCTGCAACTGCCGGACCAACCGCAGCCGAAGGCGCAAACGGCGTGTCCCTGATCTTCTGCCATTTGGCGAAGGCGGCGGCCATCTTCGTATCGTAGAGGTTCTGCTTGTAGCCCGGCCCGTTCCAGGTGCGGGCGATAACCGGCCAGCGGTGCGCGCGCAGATCGTCGTCGACCTTCCAGGCGACGAGCAGCCGCACCGTCGCCTCGAGGTGATTGGCTTCCGACGCCATGAAGGCCGTCACCAGCGCCTGCGGCGAGGTGTAGCCGGCGTCGCGGTGGTTTTCACCGAGGATCTGGGTCAGGCCCCAGGATGCCGCCATCAGCGCTGTCGCCTCGTCGACCGCCATCGCCTTGACCAGGCGCGGATAGCTGTCCTTCGGATATGGCTTCATGCCCCATTTTGGGTAAGCAAGGCCGGCCTTCACCGCGGCGTCGCGCTTCGCGCCCTTGCCAAGCAGCCGATAGAAGACGTGCGGCTCGAACAGCATCTTGGGCCGGCCGGCGCCGTCGAAGCCGGATCCGGCCGCCTCGACATCCATGAACGCGTGCAGCTCGTCCTCGCCCACGCCGATCTCGGCGCCGATGCGCGGAATGTCGATGTCTTTCAGGCGCACGGCCGCGCCCTTGAACAAGGTGTCCATGGGGTTTCCTTTCGGGATGATGATTGGCTATTGTCGGCCCCGGGAGGGCCAGGGGGATGAAATACGACGAACCCCGAGGGGATTGGGTATCGCTGCCGAAACCGTGGCTGGAGCTACGGCAGGTCATGCGCGAAGACGTCGCCGCGTCAGCCGGCGAAATCCACACCTATGACGGCGGGCGTCTGATGCTGGTCGACGGCCTATGGGAAGTGCTGACGAGCGGCGATTACAACGACGCCGCCGTCGTTCTCAACGCGCTGCGCAGGCCGAACTGAAGGCTGGATAGCGATGGAAACTCAACTGGAAGTCTGGAGCGGCCGGCTGCTGAAACTATGGCAGGAATGGGCGCCCGCCACGGGCGTCGTTACCGCCATCCTGGTCTGCCTGGTCTGGACGGCCTACCTGCCGATCGTGGGATTGAGACACCTATTGGGGTACTGAAGCGCGCAAGCCAAATTAAGCAGCAGCAGGAAGAGCACTGGCGGGAACCGGCTCGATGTCTGGCAACTGCGAAACGATCGGCAGGCGCAAATGCGCGGCCAGGCGCTTGCCGAGATTATGGCTGGGCGTCTCAACAACTACATGGAGCACCCACGCCAATCCGGTTGCGCCGGCCGTGATGATGATCAGGCTCAGCCACGCCTTTACGCCAAGATCGATCAAGACCCGCAGGCCGGCATAGCCGGCGACGCCATGAATCACATAGAGCGGATAGCTGATGTCGGCGAAGAAATTGCCGATACGGGTCCGTTGGAAAAGTTGCGGGAAGCTGGCGGCAAAGGCGAAAACCAACACAGCGAAACCATAGGTCCACGCCATCGAAGCAAGGCCGGGCATCGCCTGCCCGAGCAGGATCGAGAACCCGAAGAACAAACTTGCATTGAGAAATAATGCCCGTTCGGCGGTGAGCGCACCAACGTGCAGATAGTGGAAAACAACGCCGATGAACATGAAGATTAGGAATGGAATGGGCAGGATCGCGGTCTGCCCGAAGCCACTGCTGATCATGTAGAACTCACACGCCGCAAGCGCCGCTGGGATCGCAAACACCCAGATCGAGCCACGCCGAAACAGCGCAATGCCAAGAGCGCAGACCAGATAGAATTTGATCTCGATCTCTAGCGTCCAGACGATCCCGTCGATGCTCGGCATCCCGAAGAACTCACGAAGCCCTGGCAGATACAGAATGGCGATTCCGCTGATGCTGAACGGCCATTGAACACCGAAATATCGCCCGACCAGCCAGATCGAAAGAATGGTTATCGAAAACCCGGCCATGTAGAGCGGGATGATTCGAAAAAGGCGCCCGACGAGAAATCCCTGCCAGGTCATGTTGCGAAGCGAAAAGGGGATGACGAAGCCACTCACCAGAAAGAAGACTGATACGCCGAATGCACCCCAATTGAACTGTGGAATTGTCTCATGAAGCCAGCGCAGGTACATCGGAAATGCAAAGTGCTCCGGCAGCACTGGCGCGTGGGCCAGGCTTGCGACAGCTTCGCGCAACGTCCAGAAATTGTAGGTATAATGCGCTATTAGGACACAGACGGCCGCAATGCCTCGCAACGTGTTTGCGAAGTCGACCCGCGATGTAGTCTGGTCCATGATAGCCTCATTGCCGTAAACACTGCTTGCTAAGCTTGGAACATCTTTCGCCAGTGATCCAGCATTTTCAGCGCGAGCGCATTTTTCTGGGTGACGGGTTTCTGCGGGCCGCTTGCAGCCGCAACGGCGACATCGGCGGCAAAGTCGAATGCAGCGGAAATGGCCTGTTTTCCATCTTGCCGCTTTTTCAGCTCGCTCAGCAGGCCGGTCATGACTAGCTGAATGGCCATCAATTCCGCCTGCATACTGACCATCTGCTGATGGTGCGCGGCTAGCGCTGCCTTGATCTCGTCGTTCTCGGGCGCTTTGTCGCTGCCCTTCATGTTGCCTCGACAGACCGCATCAGGTCCAAATACTCGTCGGCCACCTTCGACCAGGTTCGAGCTGAGAGGATTTCAAATAGCGGGCGCTGCGCCTGAAAAAGTGCTTCCCTGTTGTCCAGACCCCACAATATCTTGCTCAGCATATCCTTCCGATTGCGCGGGTCAAAGGTCATGAGATCGAGCAGCTTCTCGTCAAGGATGACTTCGCTCACCGCTGGTATCCGGCTCATGACGGAGGGTGTACCCACCGAGTAAGCCTCAGAGAACGTGAACGGGAAGCCACCTTCGAACATGGTTGGAGTCACCGACAATGCAGCTAGCCGATACAGCGCTGCCAGCACGGGGTTTGGCACCGAAGGAAGCGAGATGACGTCCCGCTGCAACCCACGATCCGCAATGAAGTCTCTGATGCGCTCATTCCCAGCGATTTTGGCAGTGAGTACAAGTTTGATAGGGCGATAGTGCTCCCGAAGGATTTTCTCATACGCGGCGACCAGACCCTCAATGTTTTTGTGAGGCCTCACCTGCGAGGAATAGAACAGGAAGGGCACATCGTCGAACCGAAAACCGTCCAAATATTCTGGCAGGACGTTCTTTTTTTCATCTAGGTAGCCGTGAAGCACATCGAGAGCTCCTTCTTTGCTCCCCTTGTCCCCCTCAATGTCGCGCGTATCGATGATTCCATGGCGTATTACTGATACCCTGTCGGCTGGGATGCCTTGTTGTTCTACGATGTGATGCTGCTTCACGTAGTCGCTATAGCTGATCAGATGATCGGCCGCCGCCAAGCTCGCAGTAATTCGCTCAAGGGAACCCTCAAAGTCCTCCCCGGTGTACTGAGCTGGGTGCTCGTAGAAGACAATATCGGGCGCCGCCATAACCACCCTGCCGTCAAGCGCAGCAACCTCGGGCCAAAACATCGAGGGCACATACCAGACATCGATGCCTTTGCGACGATTCAGTTTGCGTATCAATCGCGATAGCTCCGCCTCGCGGACACGGTCGACGATGCCCATGGCCACTATCGCTCTCTTCTTTGTCGCCCGATATTTCCGCAATAATCGGTAGGCGAGCGGATGGCGCATGACGCGCCCACTGCCTCGCTTTGCCAGAAAAACCGCCGCCAAAGACAAGGCGACGACAATGCCAGGTACAGCGAATGCGATAGCCAAAGCTGCCAGAAGAAAAGCGCCCAGGACGAACAAGACAGTTGATGTCGTGGAGAGCCACGATACCACTAGATAAAGCGATTTCTTCAAGAGGCGCTTAAGTCGAAACCGCCGCGGCCGTGGTTTATCAGGTGACGCTCGGAGGTACGCCCATAACCGCCAGATCTTAACAATGTAGGGCTCGCTCGCGGTGGTGACGATGTCAACGCTCTTGCGGTCGATCCCTGCGTCTTCCAGCAACGCGATGATCTCGCCCTTCAACCAAGACGGACCCGCGATCGTGACTGAAATGCCTTTCGACTGAACCGCACCTTTCACAATGAAGGCAATTAGCCTTGATATCCCTTCATGTGGAGCGAGTTGCTTGGGAGTGAAGCCAAGGAAAACACCAAGCCTTTTCACGCGAAAATCCTGTGAAGTATGTCCCAATATTCGGAGGCGTAGTTTTGCCAGGAATGCCTTGCAAGAGACTCTCGGCTCGGGAGACTCTGCCTGATTTCATCGGCCTTGCTCTCCATATATTTTAGAGCGTTCGCCATAGCCTGTACTGAAGACGCATTGAAAAACTCCATTGGGATAGCAAACCTCTCGCCGATGTATCGCATCTGCGGATAGCCGCTTGCTAGAGACGGGCAACCACACCATGCAGCCTCGGCAACGACAAACGTTCCATTATCGATCAGCGTTGGGTGCCACAGGAATGCGGCTCCAGACAGCGTAGCCGCATAACGGTCGTCGGATAGCTCCCCGAGGAATTGCACATGTTTTCTGATGACCTGCGAATCTGCGATTTTGGTTCGGAGATCTCTGACATAGTCTATAGCCATCACCTGGGGATTGACGCCAAATTTAGGGTCAAGCCATCGGCTGTTCGGACCTAGGATTTTGACATCCAGAGCACCTTCCAGTTCCTCGTAGTAGCGGACCAGCGCGTCAAATGCTCTGACATGGTTTTTGTGCTGCGCTGGATTGGTCGGCCAAACAATGTACGGCCGTTTTGGTTCCTGGGCGGAGTGCACAACCGACATCCAAGTCGGGTCGAAATCCATCGGCGCCAGATGCACCTTCGAAGCCGGAACGCCAGCATATGTAATGGCATCCTGCATTGTTTGGGGAGTTGTGGCGATCACTGCGGTGGCAAGGCGAGCGGCTTGAAGAAACGAATGATCAATCTTCCCCCACCCCGACTTCGGAAAAATGCCTGGAAAATAACGCTGTATGTAGTCGGTCGCGAACACGAGGTAAGGCTTCACAGGCGCCAGCGGCAGCGCCAGACGATCTGAAACGACAAACCAGCAATCGGAATCGCAGAAATTGTCGATACCGTCTTCTGGAAGTTGGTATTGATCGAACTCTAAAACGGCGCTTTCATTCTGATTGCGCTTAATTGCTTCCGCTTCTTTTCGCGGGATTGTTCGCCACGAGAACTCTCGAACCTCAATGCCGTCGTCTGCGAGATCGGCGAACGCAGCGTCTAGGTCATATTCTCCCGCCAGCACCGCCACTCTGACGCGGCACGGCGTCCCGGCATGTTGGCTGCCTTTGCTGATCATGCGCGCAATGGTTTTGGTGACACGCAGAGAGCCGCCCCGATACGGGATCGGCAGAAAGATCGTGATGTGCTTGAGCAATGTCTGCCGTCTCGCCCCCTAAGATGATGTGGCTCTATAGCGCGAGGAAGATTGAACACACAACCTTTTGCTGTGGGCAACGACGCCACGAACCACAGACGGCCATCGCTCCCTATGGGTTCGTGTAGGCAGTGTTGTTTTTCAGCAACCCGGCTGACACGTTTATCAGTCCGGCGGACGGCGTCCCACCGGTAGGCGCACCGACAGCGACGCCGCCTGGGATTTGCGTCGGGCTAGTGGTGGCCGGGGTGCTGCCGACGATGAGCGCCGATTGACTATTGGCCGTGAAAGACCGAGCGCCCGTCGTGTTGGTAATGAAATCGCAGCCAGTCTCGGCGTATTTCGCACCGTCGGCCGCAACGACGCCGAACCCCGTATTGGACTTGAACGTGGTGGTCGCAACCCGGAGCAATGTCGTAACGTTCGATACGATGCCATGCGCGGAGTTCCCTGAAACATAGCAGTCCGCGACTTTCACGTCTTGTTCATTGACATTTATCTGAATTCCCGGCGCCGTGCCTGTCGCAGGTGTTGTAAGGTTTGGTCCGGTGGTGCGAGTACCTGCGATTTCGAGGAACATGTTCTCGATCTTGTGGCCGAAGCCCCGGCTATCCAGGAATATGCAAGCGAGGCCATCTTCCCCGAGGAAGCCACCACGGAGACGAAGTGCATTAACCTCTGCCCCAACGTATCCCTTTACGGCGACGCCAGCGCCGCTATTGGCAAAAGATCGGATGTTTGCCCAATCCCCGAGCGCAACCTGTGTCCCGCCCCCATTGAGCGCCTCAGCATAGAGGCCATGGTTGCCGTTAACCTGCGCCAGGATGCGGTCCAGATACCACTGAATGGCATTCTGGCCGGCTGTATTCTGCATATAGAGGCCGTTGTTCAGATTGTTCGTGGTGATGATATCCGCCGCCTCGGAGTAGCCGGTGGTCCGCAAGTGGAGCCCATTATAGTGGCCCTGCACATAGAGGTTGTTCAGCTTGCATAGGCTGACGGCATCAACACATAGGATGCCATGGGCCCCGGCGACCGGCGTGCCGGTTCGTGTGATCGACAGGTCCTTGATGTCGATTTCGATGCCGGCTGAAGGAAGGGTTATCGCGGGCAGCGTCGTGGAGGCGATGTTGATCTTGCTTGTACCACGACCATAGCCGATGAGCTTGGAGCCGCTGCGCAAGGCGATGGTGGCGTCGATCTTGAAGGTGCCTTCACCCACCTCAACATATTTCTTGCTGTTCACCGCTGCTTGTAAAGCTGCCGTGCTGAGCGCCACGCCTGTAGGATCGTACGTTCCATATTTGGCAGGATACGCCAGATTGCCGATCGTGATGCGGAGTTCATCGGTGGAAGTCTGTGTGACGCGATCTGCGTTGATCTCGTCCACGTCATAGCCATCGCCGGCTGCATTGATGAAAAGCGTCTTGCCGGCATCCGCCACTGAAATCGCTGGCAGGTTGATGCTCGCCGCAGACGCAGCGGCAGCGGCAGCAGCAGCTTCAGCGGCGGCCCGATCTGCCGCGGTGCCGATTTCCGAGATGAGCCGGAATGTCGAGCCGGACACGTAGCCGGCAACGATCATGCCGGCCACCAGATAGTTGGCCTGCACGTCATTGCCGGCATTGGTCTTGATGGCCAGCGCGGCGCCACCGTTGAAGGATACGGTCGCAGGTCCGGTGTTGTTCTCGAAGATGTTGAGCGAGATGAGCGCCGCACCGTTCGCCGATGGCAACGGAATGCTTGTTGTCGCCACGATCGCGTTAGCCGTGCCGGCCCCGGCATCGGTCGCCGCGATGAAGCTGTAGGGCAGGTCAGCAACGCGAGTCCAGGACCCCACCCCGGAGGCGCCGAGCTTGCGATAGATGCCGTTGTTGGCGACCGTCGCATCACCCACCACCCATGCCGACGAATTGGCGCCGTGGGCGAGATCGGCATCCATGTGCGCCTTGGTGTCATAGATCAAACCGCCATTCGACAGGAAGGCGGTGATGATGCTCTCGACCCAGGTACCCCATGCCCGCAACAGCGCCTTGACCGGCTGAGACGGATTGGAGGACGGCCCATCGGCCATGATCGTATTCATCAGTTCGGGCATGCGAAAGCTCCAGGGCTGGAGACCCCACCGGAACGGCAAGGGTGAAATTCGTGGAAACGGGTAGATGGGCCGGGGGTTAGGTGACGACTTTCGGGCCGGTGGCGACGCTGGACGTGCTTTCCACGCCAGAGCCGTTCACCGAGCGCAGCCAGTAGTAATATGTGCCGGCGGCGAGCGGGGTATTGGTCCAGGCATCGGACGACGACGGCGCGCCATATTCGGTGCGGACCACGGTTGCGGCGCCTTCGTTATTGACGGTGTTTCGACGGATGTTGGTGGCGACATAATTGCCGGAGTTCGGGGTATTCCAGGTCAAGGCAACCTGGCCGACGCCGCCAGTGGCGACCACACCCGAAACGGCGGCCGGCGGTGTGTTGTCGACGGTGGAGACCACCGTTTCGCTATCGGAGTAATCGCCATAGCTGCCGTTCGACCCGATATAGACGGCCTCGATGTTGATCGATGTGTCGGCGGGAACCGGATTGGTGTTCAGCACGATGAGACCGGCATCCGGTGCGATCCCGGGGAATTTCTGCTCGATCCAGGCCCCAGGAACACCGCCGCCCACATCGGCGACGCGATAGCGCAGGGCCGGCGTGAGATCACTTCGGTTCGGATCAACCAAGGCGAGGCGGATGTAGACGGTCCCGCTGCCGGATATTGCCGCCGCGGTATCGATGATCGGCTTCGGGATGCCGTCCGAAACCGGCTTCGCCGGCACGGGTGGCGCAGCCCCTTCATCGACCGCCGGGTTCCAGTCGTCGATCTCCGGTCCGGAACCCGGCATCTTGATCCATGTCATCTGAAAACCGCCGCGCGAGACCGACAGGGCCGACCGGCGGTTGGCGATCAGCTTGCCATCCATCGAAGGCAGCCGCCGCGGTGTCGCCAGCCTGACCCATGGCGCGTAAACGGCGTTGATGCCGGTGAAGCGGACGTCGAACGTGCCGCGCTTCTTCTCCCGCAGACGCGCGAACTCCCGCTTGCCGAGTCGGCGAGCCTGCCGCCATTGCTGCACCCAGATATAGTTGCCGTCTTGTGGCAAGACGCGACCGGCCTCGATCTGTGCCGGCGTATCTTCGAAAAAGTCGGTGTCGGTCGTCGTGAAATCCGTGGCCGGATAGGTGAATTTCGGGATGAACTGATTGACCTCTTCCTCAAACAGGACATCGTGCTGCACGGTGTGGCCCACGATATCGGCATCAGTCAGCGTGGCGACATACTTTTCCCTGAACTTGCCGGCGACGAATAGCAGCGCGCCATCGCCGCGCTCGCACATCCAGCCGTCGCAGGAGGCGAGGATGGCATTTGTGCCGCTTTTCGGATCATGGTCAGTGGTATCGAAGCCGCCGCACTCATAGCGCTTCTCCGTGCCGCCAGCGGCCCGGGGCACGTCCTCATCGCAGACGTCGGCCTCTTCCTGCCACATGTCGAGAACCGGAAGCAGCGCCTTGCGAAAATCTCGCTTGGTGCCGAACGGATTGAAACATTCATGCCAGGCCAAAACCAGGGCCGAATTCTTGGTGAAGAGCCATGTCTCCGGGTTTTCCGGGTCCTGCGCCGGATCGCGGAAATCCCAGCACAGCGCAAGCTCGGCGACGACTGACAGAGCAGGCTTGCCGTACGGATAGCGCTTCTGGAAGTTTTCTGCACCAGGCGCGCGGCATGTCATGCCGACCGACGCCTGGCCGTCGCCGCGATGATCCGACGTCCAAACGCCTTCGGCGCCAAGATCGGCGACGATCTCGGCGATCGCGGTTTCCGGTGTCAGCCCCAGGCGCCGGTAAATGCGCACCGGATCGGCACTAGCGTATCTGTCGCCGTCAGGACTGATGACGGTGTCGCCGTCGAGCTCGACCTTGTCGTCATTCAGGTAGTAGCCGGTGTAGGCATTGATCCGATGGCCGACGATGGCCTGCACCGAATACATCCGGTTGTCGACCGCTTCCCAAAGCATCATTGCGCCGGCAAGCCTGGCCTCGCCGACCCCCCAGAACCTATACGGGATCGGCTGCGTCAGTGGCGCCCGGCCGTCCTCCGGCTTCGGCGGTTTGGGTGTCAGCAGGTACTGCACGCCGGCGACGATCGCCGTGGTGGCAATAGCCGAGGCGATCGCCGCATAGGAGACAGTCGTGCCGAAAAGCGTGAACCCGCCAGAGCCAAGAATGGCGGTGAAGATCGGCGTGAAGATCGGATCCTTGCGGACAGGCCAGCGATATGTGCCGTGCCAGCCCTCTGCGATGATCTCCTGCGTCGACGCTGTCTCGAAAGCGCCGATGACGGGATTATAGGTGCGCGCTCGCGAAACCTTGGCCAGCGCCTGGCGCAAGGCATCGTCGAACGGGTTCACGCTATGCGCCATGCCACGCCGGTCCAGTCTAGATGCTTCACCATCGCCCCGCGCGCCGACATCACCGCCCAGAGCGGGCCGAACCTGATCGCCGGGATGTCCTTGATGGCGACACCGCCGGCGTCGAATCCGGTCATGGTGCTGATGATGCCGATATCGCCGTCCTGCGGCTGCTGGACGCGCTGGAAGCCGAGGGCACCGAGCTTTGCCCCGACAAGGGCTTCGCACCCGCCAGCGGCCCGCAGGATGGCTTCCGCACCATCGGCGTCGAAATAGGTGCCGCGCAGATCGGCGCCCGGGTCCTTGCCAGTCGCCTCGACCACCCAGTCGGCCGCGAACAGCGTGCAGTCGGTGAACCCCCACTGCCAGCGGTGCGGCAGCCGGATATACTGTTCCAGCGTCATTGGTGCCTCAGTAGTTCGGCCAGGCCGGTGCGACGCCTCGCGCCAGACGCGCGGTGCCATCGCAGAACTTGTCGGTCGGATACATCGCCTTCTGGTGTGGTCCCGACCAAAGCACCAGCGAGGCGCGCGACCTGGTGTTCGACCCGGAAACCACGGCAAGCGTCAGGGTCGTGGTCGGGTTGTCCGTGCCTGAGACTGGCGGCATGGATTCGGTGGGATGCGACGCCGTTCCGGTCCAGAGCGCGATGATCGGCGTCGTCGGCTGGTAATAGTCATCCAGCGTGGTGAAGCCGATCTTCAAATCCTTGCCGCGGATGTCGGGCATGGTGTCAAGAACATTGGCTGCGGTATCCGGGTCGATGCCCGAAATCCCGAACTCCACGCTGGAGCTCTGGCCGTTGACGAGCACCTCGAGCGTCGGGATGTTGAGCAGCCTGCCGCCGCCGAGATAGACGGTGCCATCCTCGTCGAGGCTGTCGAAGCCGGCCGGAATGTCGTTGACGCCTGCCCAGATATGCAGGCCGGGATCGCTGTCGAGCCGGAAGAAGATCCCCAGGATATGGCTCGACGCCATGCGATCGAGCACCGATTGCGGCACATACTCGAGGCTGTAGGAGCCAATCAGATCCTGCCAGGCCATCGATTAGAAACCTTCGACGAATTGGATGGTCGGCGAAGACTGCCAGAACCCTTGTGCATCCCACGGCAGGGTGAAACCTGACGGGAATTTCATGACGCAGCGCGGCCTCGCAAACTCGATGCGGGTCCCCGCCGGTACCGCTTCCCGCAACGGCCTGTCGAGCGACAGCACGTATTGCGAACCGGTGTAGACGACACCCTCAACCGTTTCGGTAATCGGAACCGGGTCGGTGGTCTCCCAGTAGCGATAGGCCCGCCAGCCCTTGATTGGATGATAGATCGAGAACCAGTCCGACCAACGCAGGTTGCGCTCGGCGCCATACAGGTTGAGCGTGATCTGCCCCGCGTTGAGAGCCGCGTCGGCCCCCATAGTGCCGAATACGGAGAATTGGCTGTAGCCGGCGCCGTCGGAAAACAGCGAGGTATCCGAATGCGGGATGCCGTCGATGATCGGCCGCGGGATGCTCCTCGTATCGACCGGGAAAGGCCCCATCCAATCTGATTTGATCGGCACGTTCATGAACCGGACCGAGCTGTTCATGCGGGCCGCCACCCAGTTGATGTATTCGTGCGATTCTCTGGCCTGTACGAAGCACTCCTCGTAGGAGCCGATGAGGACACCGCCGCCGCTGGTTTCGATCGTGATCGATTCGCCCAGCCCGTTGCGGCCGCCTTCCAGGCCGCCGCCTTTGGTGTCGAAGGACATCTTGGATGGCCGAAGAAAGTCGATATCGAGCGTGGGGAGATTTATGTACCCCATGCCTCACCCCTTCTGCGAAGTGTAGCGGCGCTGCGTGTCACCGAACCCACCATTCACCTGGCCCTGATGATACTCGCCGATCGCCTCTTGGGCGCCTTGCTTGGACAGCGTACGGATATGGTCATCGCCGCTGGCGCCGTTGACGTGGACGTGCAGCTCGACGTTGGGCTGCTGCCTGTTCGAGTTGCCGGCAGAGGCCATCTGCATCGACCTCGCATTGCTGCGGATGGTGTCGCCGGCGCGAAGCCTGCGGAGTTCCGGACCGCGCTCGCCAACCCATGCCCAGCCCTCTGGTGCCGATTCGGTGCCATCGGCGAAACCGAACAACTTCGGGATGAAGCTGAAGATCGAGCTTAGGAAGCCACCGCCACCGCCGCTAGGTGCCGCGGCGCCGCCTCCCGAATATCCCAGAATGTCCGACAGCGTCGTGTTGGCCTGGAAATTCGAAGGCTTCAGGCCGTCCAGGATGGAGGCGAGACCGCCTTTGCCGCCAATCCCGCCGGCGAGCGCCTGCACTGTGTTGGTGACGCTGCTATCCAGGCCACCAAGGCTTCCGGCGGCCTTGTCCACCGCGGCGTTGAATTTGTCGACATAGACGGATCCGGTGGTGCCGAGGACATCCTTGGCACCGGCGCCGCTCGATAGCGGCCGGCCGGTGAACCAGGCTGATGCCGCATCTTGCGGATTTCCGTACTTCGACAGGTATTTGCCGAACTGCTTCGCGAAGATCGCGTCCTGCGCGCCGGAGTCGGCGAGGAACTGGCTCGGCGACAGGGTCTTGCCAAGGGCATCCTGCGACCACGACGGCAGGTTGCTCTTCATGACCTGATAGGCGCCGAGCGCCTGGTTGCCGTTCTTCAGGACTGGCCCCAGCGCTGAATATCCACCGCTGCCGGCGCTCTCGATCGAGCGGATCGCGGCGGCATATTGCGCCATGCTGCCGCCGATCGCGCCCAGCGGCGCGCGCGTGACGGCGCCAGGCGCATAGTTATCGTTGGCACCACCGAGCACGGCACCGACGATGCTCGACCCCGCACCGAGTGCGCCGCCGGCGCCCTTGCCGCCACTCATCCAGTTGGCAAAGGCGGTGCCGAGCCTGTCGAAGATGGCTTCCCACTGCTTATCCATCGAATGCGTCAGGGCGTTAAGGATCGAGGTTCCAAGCGCTTTGCCGATGTTGCCGCCGCTATTGAGAAGCTCGCTCTTGAAGTCGTTGAGGAAGCCGGTTGCCATCTCCTTGTTGTCGGAGAGCACCTGGTTGGAACGCATCCGCTGCGCTTCGGGCGAGTTGAGATCGACGGGCAAGCCGGCGCCGCGCAGACGGGACGCGATGTCCTGCTCCTGCGAGGTGCGGCCGAGCTGGTCGCGTTCAAACATCAGGTCTTGCGCTAGCTTCGCCTTTGCGGAGGCTTCCGCCATCGCCGCCAGCTCGGCGGTGTTTTTGCGGATGGCTTCGGCCTCGGCACCATAGAGCGGGATGCCAAGCTGGCGGATTTGCTGCTCAGCCTTAAAGCTGGCGATGGCGCGGTCGTGCGCGAGCGTGTTCTGACCGATGAGACCGAGTTCGGCCCTTTGCAGGTCGATATCCTGGCTTTGGGTGAAAATGGTGTCACGAGCCTGTTGCAGCGCGCGCAATTTGCCGTATTCGGCCGCTTTGGCCTTTATGGCTGCCAGTTCGGCCTGGTCGACGGCGACATTGTTTCGGGCGGCCTCGTCGCGGACCTGCTGCTCCAACTGGAATGCCATTTGCAAGGCTTCGACTTGCGCAGTAGTCTTGCCGATCAGGTCGATATCGAGCTTGCCCGATGCCAGCGTGTTTTCGAGTGAGCGGCCGCGCTCCTTCTGGGCCTCAGACAGCGCGTTCGTTGCTTGGGCCAGCGCAATCTTGCCGGCGAGATCGATACGGTCTGCTCGAGCGACCTCACTTTCGCCCTTGACGTATTGTGCCGCGGCTTCAGCGCGTGCTGCCATCTCTTTTTCCGCTGGCGATTTAGCGACCAGGCTTTGCAGCTGGGCCGCCGCTGCCTCGCGGCGCTGCGCGATGCCGGCTTGATCGGCGGCGGGGTCAATCCGGATCGTCGCGAAGGGATCTGTCCCTACGCGGCGGCGGCGTTCCAATTCGTCACGGCCGGCCTGTTGAGCGCGATCCATCGCGGCGGGACCGCCCACGGAGCCGCGATTGATGTCCTTGATGATCTCGTTGGTCTTTTGCAGCTGCTTAGCCGCCTCGGTGGCAGCCGCAACGATGCCGAGGATTTTGTCGCCTGTAGTTTGAAGGCCGGGATTGTTGGCTACGACGCCAGTGACCGACCTCTCGAACTGTTCGAAAGCCGCGAAATCATGGCTGCTTTTTCGTAACGTCTGGATCGCAGAATCGAAGGCGCGGAACTCAGGTTCGGTTGGACCGAAGAAGCCGCCGGCGCTGCGACCCGGGGTAACAAAGGTTGTGAGCTGCGACAGCGCTGCCTTGTCGGCCGCGGCAGCGGACAGACGCAGCGCAGCGGTGTCACGCCTTGCCGCCGCTTCCGCTGCGATAACGGACTTTTTGCCAAAATCGTCCGCCTTCAGCCCCGTGACACCGTAGGCTTCTCCCAATTCGGTGACCGACTTCTTCTGAGCCTGAATCGCATCGTCGACCGACTTCACCTGCGGCAGAAGCTTAGATCCAAACTGGATGCCGGCGGCGAGAACCGCAGTGAAGCCAACTGCAGCAAGATTGAGAGGAGAGAAGAGACTCGTGATGCCGCCGGCGAGTGTCTTCACGACGCCGGTCGCGCCCTTTTCCCCCATCGACATCTGCCAGGCGGTGCCGAGTTGCAGACCCTGCTGGAGCGCAATGGTGCCGATACCTTGGCCCATGCTGGCGGTGACGGCGATGTCCTGCAGCTGCTGCCCTGAATTGAATGCGGCAAAGTTGCCGGCGCCATGGCCGTTCTGATTGGCGGCAAGACGTCCTTTGGCCAAGTTCTGGGCGCGCGCCAGCTCTTCTGCGGAAATCGCTCCTTTTGCGGCCAACGCGGAGTATTCCGCGAGTTCGGCGTTGACGCGGTCCTGGGCGGCACCAAGCGGGTTCAGCTCGGCGCGCAGCGCGGCGACTTTCGCCGCCATCTGGTCGGCCTCGCGTCCGGCCTCCTCGAAAACCGATGCGGAGGCTCTCGCCGATTTCCCCGAATTCATCATGAGCGAGGAGTTGAAATTGTCGGCGAACAGTGCCCCGGCGTGCTGAGCCCGCAACTGCGCCATCTGCTCGATCTGCGCGAATTGAGCCTCGAAGACCGATGCCGACGAGCGCGCGCCGGATGACGGCGTGGTCTGGACGCCGAGTAAGCTGTTGAACCGGCTCTGGTTGGCGGCACCGCTCTGCCGGCTGTTCTCGGCCTGCTGGTCAGCCCGGGCCTGGGCGATGAACGCCTGATGGGCTGCCGAAGCCCGCGTCAGTGCGGCGGTCTGCCCCTGTATCTGGGCGTTGGCGGCCCCCACAGCCGCGGCAAGCTGCACCTGGCCCCTTGCTGCGATCTCTGACTGATCGGCTGTGATGCCGAGCTTCTGGTTCATGCCGACAAGGATTGTAGCGGCCTGCTCAACGGACACCTTGCCGGTCTCAAGCTGCTTGTTGAGACCGCGCAGGTCCCGCTCGAAGGCTTGTGCTTCCTTCTGGCCATCGACGTATTTTCGGCTGAGGAGGGAAACCACATTGCCGGAGGCACTGATTTTCGTGTCGGTCTGTGCGATGGCCTCGCCGACCGCGCGCGACGACGCCACCATCGCCGCATCGGCCGCCACTTTCTGGTCGGCGCCGGCCTTGTATTTGCCGGCGTCCATATCGGCGGAGACACGAAGGCTGGAGAGCTGAACGTTACTCATTTCGTGCAGCCTCCTCTTCCTTGTCTTTTTCTGCCCTATAGAGCAGCCATTCCGTATCGATGGCAGTCATGAACCGATGGAAGTTCTCGAAGGCTTCGCCCTCGATCCCGTAGCGACGCGCATAGGTATCAAGGGTGACGAAGCTGATCGGGCTTTCACCACCGAAGGCGCCGTACTGGCGGTCGAACCGAAGCGCTTCCCAGGCTCGCCAGTAGAAGCTGTGCCAAGCCTCGGCTTTCGCTTCGGAGGGACGCGACGGCAGCTGCGATTGCGGGAATTCGTTCGGATACTGGGCCGCCAGTTTCAGCAGCCAGGTATCAAGGCCTTTCCGCTTCAGATCGTAGCGGAAGGCCGCCGTTAGTTTTTTGTGGCGGCCTCGACGAATTCGACCTTCTTTTTGCCGACCTGGCCGGCACACCAGAAGATCATGCCGCGCATGACGCGATGCTCCTCGGCGACAAGAATCGTGCCTGCGAACTCGGTTGAATACTCGATATCGAGACCTTTCCAGCCAAGCAGAAGATGCTGGACCGATAGCTCTCCCTCAATCCGAGCCTGCACCTCCGGCGGCACCTTGTCGTCCGGATAGTTCTTTTTCAGATCCTCCAGCGCGGCCTGTCGTGCCGTTGTGTAGGGCGGATAGTTTGTCGAGCGCACCAAGAAAGCCAGACCCGGCAGCGCTGTCTGCTCATAAGGCTTCTCCGGGTTTAGACCGCCCCATTCCCTGGGCTCGATCCAGTCGCCCTCGCGTTCTTTTTTGAGATCAGCAGCAAGGCTGCCTAGCTTGATGGTCATGTCGGTGGATCCTTTGTCGGGAGGAAACGGGCGACGCCCCGACAGCGCCGCCCGCCTTCGCGCGCAAACGTTCCCCGGTGTCGGGCCGGGATTTGGGATCAGGCCTCGAAATACTCAAACCGGTCCCAGATGAGGCTGGCAGCCGTCAGGGCATCCTTCGACACCATGCCGGCGAGCGCCATGGTGACATCCTGGTTCTTGCCGCCGGCAGACGGGGCGCCGCCGGTGAAGGTCAGCCGCGGCAGCGCCATGACGACGGCCTGGCCGTCCTTGGCGGTGCGGCAGTTCAGGTTGCCGACGGTGCCGGCGAGCAGCTTGGTGAGAAGCGCGTTGTCGCCGAAGTAGGTCTCCAGCGTGACGTCGATCGCGAGTTCGCCGACGCCGATATCGACGGAGCCGATGTTGCCAACCGCCGTCTTCATGCGGAGATTGTTGTTGACGTTCATCGTCAACGCCCGGATCCAGTTCGGTGAAACCACAGATGCCCCGGATTCAGCGATGCGGCCGACGTCGACATTGGCGGCCATGATGCGATTGGTGGTTTCTGCATCCGGGGAGGCATCGAGCGGCGTGGTACCTTGCTCGCCGGTGAGACCGTTCATCGTGAACGAACCCGAGATCACCTGTTCCGTGGTCCAGTTGAAGGAGGCCTGGCCAACGACCATGCCGCGCTGCGCGATATAGGTCGGCACGGCCTGGCCCATGAAGCCACGCTCGATCGTCTGCGACGTCATCGTGACGCCGTTCTTGATCTGATCGCCGAACCACACCTTGATCGTCTTTCCGGAGCCGTCATCTGTGGTCCAGCCCACGGGCAGGTTGTCGAGCGGGATTTTGGTCGCCGTGATGGCTCCGGAAATCCGGGCCCATCCGTTGCAGACCGCAGCCGCAAACTTATCGCCTGCCGCGCTGCCCCCGATCTTGACCCACTGACCGGGCACCAGCCCGAGAGTGGTGAAATCGAGCGCGGTCGATCCCAGACCATCGGCCAGCGCGGTGACGTCTCCAGAGGCACCCTGGAAGCCAACCACCTTGATGCGTGCCGGCGCCGGCGGCGCCGCTTCCGTGACGAAGCCGGCGCCGAGGAACGCCGGAGCGGTGGCGCCGCCAGTGGTGCACTTGAAGACACCGTTGTTCGCCCCGGTAGCAAACCCGGAGAACCTAGCGATCTGTCCCGCGGCAAAGGCGGGGCCACTCGTGCAGGTCACCACATCCGTGGTGCCGGTGAGCGCCGTGATGACGCTGTCGGCGGTGCCGTCGTTGTCACGCGTCGGGGTGTTGACCCAAGGATTGAACATCATGGACTGCATGAAGTCGGCAAGCGATCCATCCTGCACGGGGTAGGAGAATTCGAAATTCACGGGACCCGAGTTCTGCTCGTTGATCTTGATCGGGTCGGCATTCATGCGGTCGGACCGCAGCTCGGCGGATTGCACGAACTGAGGCTCGTACTTCAAACCCTCGCCGGTGATGCGCATGGTGCGCATGCGTGGGGTAACGGGAGTGACGCCGAGCGAGGATTCCCGCACGGTGGTAAGGCGCAGACGATTGGAATCTGTCACTGGGTTTCTCCATGAAAAACCCCGCTACGGCGGGGCCGAGCGGGCGGTTCTGGTGGTTAGGAAGGTGAGGCGGACTATTTGTCCTTTGAGGATGGCGCGGCGGCCTTCTCGGCCGAGGCGGGCTTCGGCGTACCGATGAATTTACGCGCCTTCAGGTCATCGAAGGAGTGTGGCGAGAGATCGTCGGTTTCGCGGACCGGATCGCCAACAGCAAACCGGCGTGACGTCGAGTTGAAGGGCTTCAGAACATTGTTCATTGGTCGAGCTCCCAGTCGATTGTTGCGGTCATGCGGTAGTAGTTTCCATCCTGCGTTCCCCGCTCGCCGGCGCCGATCGAGGCGTCGCGGAAGCGGATGCCGGCGATTTCCTGGCCGCGGAAGAGATCGACCAGCTGCTTGGCGTAGACGCGGCCGGCCCGGGAGCCGGTTTCGTTCGGAGTGAGAACATGCATGAGAACCTGGCCGCCTTCGCGCCAGCGATTCGCAAGCACGGGTTCGGCGCCGATCGAGGCGAGATCGAAGAAGTCGCCGAAGATCTCGACGAGCACCCATGCCTCCGGGGTGTCGCCGATCGGGGAGGGCTCGTTTTCAAACACCATCGGCGTCCGGCCGGCCCAGGCCGCCAACAGGTAGTCGTGGATGCCGTCAAAGGCTTCGGGACTGGACATCAGAGCGCGTTCATCACGAGTGCGGGATAGGTCAGCATGGCGCCGGCTCGCTTGCCCGTTCGAAGCCGGTAGGGCGCCATGGTGGAGATCCCGCTTGGTACGTCAACGAACTTCATCTCGACGCGGTACGAATTGCCGAAGCGCCGGCGCAGCGCGCCTCTGGCCGTTTCGAAATGACGTGCCGGCACCGATAGCGACATCGATCCGGTTTCGATGCGGCGTGTGTACGGCTGCGGATTGAAGATGACGACCTCGGCGTCGCTGCGAAGCTTGGTGAAATCGGTGACGACGTTCCTGCCGCCGACGACAACCAGGAACGAGCGGGCGTAGCGCCCCGATTTCCGTGGGCTTCGCTTCACGAGCTCCTCGATCGCTGCGGTGATTATGTCCGCCCACCAGTTGAAGACATAAAGGATCGGTCCTGGCGCCTGCACCGATTCCTCGGCGGCGCCGGCGCGGCCGTTGACGAAGCGGTCGAAATTCGCGCTACCCTCGCCGGACGCGACTACGCGTGCGATCTCCTCGCGAGCAAACTTGGCGACGGCTGCATTGATTGCAGCCGGCTCCAGGCGGGCTGTGGCAACCTTGAGGTCGCGCTCGAAGGTGGCGAAGCTGGCCATCAGCCCCGCACCATCAGCTTAAGGCGGACGACGACGTCTTGGACCCGGATATGCCCGGCGAACTGCACGTTCGCTTCGGCGCCGGCGATCAGCACCTTGTCGCCAATCTTCAGCGGTAACAGCGCCTCGATCATGATCGGACTGACGACGACGACACGATCCGATTGCTGGACGTCGCCGACGAGCTCATCTGGCTTCACCGGACGAACAGCGGCCGGAACGGCCGCGACGTCGATCTTCGGCCGCGGTGTCCCCGTCGGTGCGGTATAGCGCCGGATCGTGACGGTCTCGCCGGCATCTGCAAGCGCGGCGTCGAGGTCGGCGATGAGCGATGCGGGATTCGTCATTACACAACCGCAACATTTATGTACCGCGACAGCTTAGCGAGAATGTCGGCGGGCACAGGGCCCGCCGATGAACCGGGGATGGCGCCCACCCAGAAGTCCTGCCTGACGGTTCGCACATCCGGGATTTCGACGCTCTCGCTCTTGACGAGCGGATCCCGGGCATCGGTGGAGAGGCGCAATCGAGCGAGATCCATCGCGGCGCCGGCGAGGTCGGCCGGAACGTCTGTGAGACCTGCGGTGTACTCGATGATCGCGTCTCCGCGGGTCCACACAAGCGTACGAGTACCGCATATTCTCTGGAGCAGCCCAGCCTCGGCGTCCAAGTCCGTGTCATCCGTGATCAGTGTCGTCCCGGCGTCGCTGACCGAAACCAAATCAGAGACGAACCGACGAGCAAGAAAGAGCATGTCGTCGCACCCGCCCTGCCGGAAGGTTTCGCGGACGGTCTCGCTTCTGAGGGTAGGGACGTGCACCCCGTCGCCTCGAACCTGGCAGGCCGATGCGATGTCGGCCGACACCCTGGCTCCGAGTTCCGTCAGCTCGCCATCACGGCTCGCGTCGCCGGCGGTGAGACCTGCGGCGACGCGCAGCTGTTCGATAGTCAGCAAGGAATAATTGGCCGCAGGCGTAACCACGGTGAATGTCGAACGCATGCGGCCCGCTCCGGAATCTTCGATCAGGCCGACTTGCCGGCGTTAATCGCTTCGATGATGTCGGCTTTCGTCTTCGCGGAGCTGATATCGACACCGCGATCGGCTGCGAGCTTCTCGAGTTCATCCTTCTTCAGGCTCTCGAGGTCGACTTCGGCTTCGGCTGTCGGCTTAGCGCCGCCGGCCGGCAGCGGATCGCCGAATTGATTGGTCGCCTTGTTCTCCCCGGCCGCGTTGGCGGCTTCGACTTCGGCCTTCTGTTTCTCGACCGCGGCCGCGGCAGAGGGGGGCGTTGCCTCACCTGGTTTCGCTAACGGCTGTTCGGTGACACCTGCGTTGGGATCGATTGAAAAGATGGGTGTGGCCCCCTGGAGCTCTCGGAGCATTTGCTGTTTCGCCGCGAAGACAAGGTGAGCATGAACGAGGTTACCGCTGTACGGTTTGCCGGAGCGGGCGATGATGGCCTTCAGTTCCTCGTCGGAAACGGCGGAGATCTTTCGATCGAAAGCCTCGATGATGTCCCGGTTCAGCTGCTCAGCTTCGGGAACACCGCTCTTGCTCTCTTCGATATACCCTGAAGCAACCAAGCCGCCGAAAGCGGAATCGGTGACGGAATAGCCTGCCGGTGGGAAATCGGAGCCCTCCGGGAGATGCTGCACATTGATACCGTCGAATGCGAACGGAAATGTCTTTGTGACCTTGCCGGTTTTCATGGCGGTCAATCCTCATGGTTGCAATGGATGAAAGGCCGGCGTTCAGATGGAACGCCGACCGGCTGATCGCCCCTCAAAAAGAACGGCGCTCGACTTATGCCGGCGGGTTCGCCGCTGGACCCTGGTTGAGCAAGCCATTGATCCAGGCGCCGGCGGCGAAGATGTTGCCGGCATTCGCCGCGGGAGTCAGCGTGACCCGCTGATACTGCTTGCCACCGGTGTACCCGATCTTGAACACCTTATCGTCGCTCGAAAAGAGAGGTGTCGCCAGCTGTTCGGTGCCGTTCAGCATGTCGTCAGGAACCGCAGCGGCGTCGGACAAATCTGCGGCGTCGCCATGTTCCATTAGGAACGTGAATGTCACATCGGCATCGGCGATCGAGCCCATGAGGAGCAGGAAGGCCACGGATTCGGCGCCGAGCCTGTTGTTGATCTGCGAAACGATCGCAGTGTTATCGACTACCGCGGCGGCCGGCGAGATGCCGCGCTTTGGGTTGATATGTGAAATGATGTCCCGCACGGGAACCTCCATTAAGGTTTCGCCGGAAACGCTACGCGCCCGGTCGAGAGTTTCGGAAAGCGAGGCGCGGCGTCGCGCCTCGCAGGGGTTCGGTGAGGGATCAGGCCGAGACGACCTGAAGTGCGTAGGCCTCGAAGTCGACGACATCGCCGCCAACACGCTGTCGCGTGTAGAATTCGACGAACGGCTTCGAGGAATACGGGTCGCGCAACGTGCGGATGCCGAGGCGATCGACAACCGTATAGCCGGCTCGGAAGTCACCGAAGGCGACCGGCAGCGTACCGGCGCCGACGGTGGGCATGTCGTCGGCGCGACGGATGTTGTAGCCGAGCAGCATCGAGGGCTTGCCCGCCTCCAGGCCGGGCCTCCACATGTACTGGCCGTTTAGATCCTTGAAGAGCATCACGGCGCCAACCGTCTGGCGCTTCATCAGCCAGGTCGCGTTGGCGAGATACTTGTCCTTCAGGGAGAAGGTCATCGTGACGAGACCATCCGCCGTCAGAGCGGTCGCATTGCCGGATGCAACCTGCAGGATGGTGCCGCGGACGCCGTTGGAGCCGGACGGGTAGGTCAGGATGCCCCGGGGCTTCTTGATGCCGTTGCCGGAAACGAAGGCCAGGGCGCGCATGCGGGCGAACTTTTCCGACACCTTGTTGGCAAGCCATGCCTCGATGTCGATCCCGGCGTCCTCGAGCAGCTGCTGCGTCGCCTTCGGCTTCGCATAGATCTCGAAGACGGGGATGCGCTGCACGCCGACCTGCGGTGTGCTGGTCTCCGGTCTCGCCTCCGTTTCACCAACCCAGCCGGCGCCGGCCTCATCGGTGTCGACGGCGATCTCCAGCGCGTCCGTCGAGACGGTCTCATGGTATGCGAGTTCGTCGATCGGGCTGGTTTCGTAGACCTTGGTGATGATACGCGAAGAGGTCTGCGTTGGCACCAGGTAGCCGCCGTCGGGATCGGAGCCGACAAGCATGGCCTTCTGCTCGTCAGGCGACAGGAAATTCACTTCCCGGCGCAACGACTGCTTGAATGCCTCCTGATAGGCCTTGTACTCGTCCGGATTGACGTCTTCCGGCTTCAGGATCGTGGTCGCCTTCAGTTCGCCCCGACGAGACATCGCGACGCGCTTGAACTCGGTGGCTTCTCTCAGGAACTTCGCCTGGTCGTCAACGTTGCCGCCGAGACCGGGGCGGCCGAGCTTCTTCTGGATCTCGAGGATCGCGTCCGCCTCTTTGGCGGCCTTGTCCATGATGTCCTTAACCTGCTTTTCGATGGCCTCGTGTTTCGCGGTCACGCCGGCGGTGAGCGCTTCGAGGTCCTTCTTGAGCTGAGTTCCTTCGCCTGCGGCCCTGCCGGCCTTCTCGGCCAGTTCGCGGACCTCCTTGAGGTCCTTTTCCATCGAGGTCTTCAGCGTGCCGACGTCGTCGCCAAACTTCTTTACCTCGCGCTGGACATCTTCCAGCACGTCTTTCAGTTCGGGCATGTCGCCCTCCTTATGCCTGGTTGGGGGAGATCAGCTTGCGCGTGGACCGAAGTCCTTCCAGCAAGCCAGTTACGTCCAGATCGCCCCCAGCCTCGCGCCGTGCGATCTTGGTCAGACGGCCGACAAAATCGCGGGCCGTGTTCTTCGTCCATCGCGGCCCGCCTGCCTCGCGCAAGAAGTCCTCGAAGTCCGAAAGGGTTTTCAAGGCATCGATGTCAGCGGATTTCACCGCGCCAACCGTGGCCTTGTCATTGGAGGGGAAGGTGACGACGCTGAGCTCGACCAGGTCGATTTCGTGCAAGGTACGTGACGGATCGGTCGGCTTCGTGCCGACAGTGTATTTCTTGGCACGATAGCCTATCGAAAGACCGTCAAGCGACCCCGCCTTCATGCCTTCGTAGATCAGCTGACCGCGGTCGGTACCAAGGGCGAAGAGCTGGCCTTCAACCTTCAGACCCTTGGAGTTTTCCTCCATCGAGTTCCACTTGCCGATCGGCAGCATATCGTCGACGGGACCGAAGAAACCGCCGTGCTGCAGGAGCATCGGCGGGAGCTTGCCTTTGGCCTCCCACGCCCGCAGCGATTCCTTAAAGGCACCTTTTTCGATGACGTCGCCGTGGCTGTCGACGTTTCCGAAAATGGACCCATAGCCGGAGAACGTGCCGTCCTGCGCGCCGTTGGCGAATTTGACCTCGCAGAGATCGGAGGTGAAATGTTCCATCTTCATTCTCCAGATGGCGCCGGTTTCGCCGGCGCGGTGATCGGAACAAGTTTGCCGTTCTCGTCCAGCGCGGCCATGCCGGCGGGCACGAACAAGGTGTCGGCACCGTCGACGGCGTCCATCTCGTCCCAGCCACGGACATCGTTCTGCGTTACCCAACCCGCGTTATTCGGTCCGCCGAGTGCGATCTGGTTGTATTTTGCCTTCGCCTCGACGCTGGGGCTGAGGAAATCGGAATCCACGAATCCGGTGTAGAAACCTTGCTGCCGTTCCTTTTTCGTCAGCAGATGCAGATCTGCGGACCCGCCGAAGCGACGATGGATCGGCCGGACGCAATGGACGAGATGGGCGAGAAACATCTGTTCCGCTGAGGCAAAGGTTGCATTTTTGTCGCCGGAGAAGCCGATCATGATCGGCATTACCCGCAGAACTTCGCAGATCCGCTCCACCTGGAATTTTCTGGTCTCGATGTGCTGGCTGTCGACGCCGGTCATCTGCATCGGAAGGAACTTGGCGTTCCGATCGACCACCATCATCCGCCCGGTGTTGTTGGCGCCGCCAAAGTTCCGACGAACCCATGCGGCGAGGCGGATCAAACCGGCCTCATTCATGTTGCCTTCGACCGACAGCATGCCGCTTGGCCTCACCCCATTGCGATGGAACGCGGCATGGCTCTCCTCAGTTGCCAGAGCCAGGCCGATGGCCTCCGCGGCGAGACGGACAACATCGAGCCCGTCGATCGTATCCCAGGATGGGCCCTTCACCTCCCAAATCTGGTCGCCAGTCACGGTTTCCGTGGTGCCGTCGAGGCCGTGAAGCGTATACACGCGTGAGTAGTCGCTATTGGTGCGCTTGGTGACACGGCCCGGATCGAGGAGGATCAACTCCACAATCTCGCCGCGTACGATGTTCTTGAAGGCGTAAGAGCGACCAACCAGATCGACGTGAAAACTCTGCGTTTCCCGGAACTCGAGGCTTGTCATCCATTCGTTAGGCGCCGTCGCCAGCAAATCATAGAGCGGATGGTCGCGAGCTTCACGGCGGCCCACAACAACGCGCCCGTTTTTCGTCTTTTCGGTGCGCTGGTAGAGTTTCCATGGCACCGTGGCGTGGCCATCAGCACGAACGCGGCAAGCCGCCAGGACCGTCGTGTTCGACAGAGAGGATTTCCAGTTTACCGAGATACCGGATTTCGATGACCGGTACCCACCGAAGAAATCCGCCCACATCTCGTCGACCAAGCCATATCGACTTCCGCCCTGGTCCTTTCGCTCCCCGCCAGCGAGAGCCCCGAAGAGGCCGCGCATCAAGCGTTATCCTGCGGCCGCGGCGATGCACGGCGCGCCAGCACTAGAGCGGCACCGGTCAACATGATGCCGCCGGCGATGAAGGCGGCGGGAGCGTAGATCTGCCAGATCCCGTACACGATCGATCCGGCGCCAGCGATGCCGACGAGATCGCGCAGCAGCGCCGGGACCACCGCGATCGCCACGGCGGCCGCGCGGCCGATACCGCGCGCGGCGGCGGAAACAAAGCGCATCTGCTGCTCCAGCGGTCAGTAAACGTGGGAAACTGCGTCGGCCTTGGCTTGCGCCAGCCCATCCGCTTCAGCTCTGGCAACTTCCGCCTCGATCTTCGCCTCGAGAGCATCGAGATCATCAGTGTCCCAGCCCGAGGCACCGGAGGCGATAGGGTTCAGGCCCATGAGAACCTGCGCATGCAGACCTGCCATCAGCGGGTCGATTTTTGCCGACCCGCTGACCTGCTTGTCGATTGAGATCGCGTTGCCTCGCGGAACGATCTTGGCGTTGCCGACTGCGAAATCCATGAGCTCGAGTCCGGAATGGACAAGCTGGCCGCCAGCGAGATCTCGCTCCATGTCCTTGATGGCGCCGTTCAACTTCCAGCCCTGCGAGATGCCAACGATCCGCTCCTTAGCGATCCCGCGGTCCTCGCCGGTCAGCGCTTTGGTGATCGCGGCGACGCCGAAGGAGTCGACGCCGATCGCGTTTTCAGCCGCCAGCAAGCCCGAGGCTTCAACCTCCATCACGATGTCCGCGAGCTGGTTGACGTCCTCGCCTGGCAGCTTAACGAACGTCAGCTGCTTAAGCCCGGCGAATTGGTCGAGCCTCGTCGCGATCTCGGTGCGGCGCTTCTTCACGATTTCATGGGCCCAAGCGTGGGACCAAAGCAGATTCTTGCGGGTGATCTTGCATCTGCCCATCATGGCGAGGCCGAGGAGATCGTCGAGGCCGCCGCCATCGATTCCGATCACGATCACATCAGATCGCCGTATGACCTCCTGGAGGGTCAATCGCCTGTTGGCCGCCGCGGTCCAGAACTGGGCTCCTGCCCAATTTTCATCCTTCAGCCCGAGACCGGCTTGAATGTTGAAGTGTTTGGCAACGAAGAGGCTGAGGGCATCCTGCCCCTCAAGCTCCTTCTTCTTGACTTCAGTGGTCAGCCACTGCTTGTCGACGGAGTAGCCGAGGCTGGGGTTCGGGATGTGCCATGTTTTCGGATCGCGCCAAGCCTGCGCCTTAACCATCCGTTCCGGATATTCGTAGATCAGCGGCAGGGAGGTTGGATCTTCGATCTTTCCGTCGCGAATGCTGCGGTGGTAGAGCAGTTTCTGAGCAAACACTCCTGTGGGGGGATCGTCACTCTGCGTTGTCGCGTAAATAGTGAAGCCTTCCGGCCGTGACGCCTGCGAGCCGGTGACCTCAGACAGGACGTTTGCCGATGATGCCTTCTTGCCGAAGAGCCAGAGCTCGTCGATGAACGAGCTGATCGCCTTCTGTCCGCCGACAACATCGGCGTCAGCGGACTTCACAGCGAGCACGGCGCCATCGAGCCGGTTCGTGATTTCCCGCGTCGAATCGCTCGGTTTAAAGCGCTTGAAGAGCGCGTCGTCCTCCGTGATCATGCCGTGCGCCGGCAGGAAGCTGTTATCCGCGACGTCCTTCGTCGGCGCTAGGATCAGATACTCACCCATGGCGCGCTGGTTCATGATCAGCGCGGTGACCATGATGCCGGCGGCGATCGTCGATTTCGCGTTCTTCTTGCTGATCAGAACGAGGAATTCCCGGATCAGCTGGCGTTTCGCGGCGCTGTCGTGGGCACCAAACACCACCCAGACGAGATCGAAGATCCACTGCGGGCAGACCTCGCCGAGCGTCGGCTTCCCGATGATGTCCTTCACCTTCAGCCGCTTGAAGATGCGCAGCGCCTTCTCGGCGCGCGCGATATCAATCGGTAGGCCGTCCGGGATAAGGCTCCTACCGGCGACAATGCGGGTCTCCCAGTCCAGACACGCCGTCGACCATTGCATTCAGTTCACCGCGGGAGCGGGGGCAAACATCTGTTCGAACGTGGCCTTTAGGCAGTGCTCGCAGACCGGCAGCGGATCGCCGTTCTCGGATGGCCCGATATCGAGATCGGCCGGCTCCTGCTCGCACATGCAGCAGATCGGCGCCGGAGAGGGCTGTTCCATCAGTTCGGCTTCGTGCCCGGTATCGGGGCGAGATCCTCGCCCCATTCCGAATTCGCGCCGGCGGTGAAGGCTTCGTCACGCTGGACTTCCTTCTTGCCGCGCTTCGGCGACCTCGTGGCGACCGGTTGGGGTGCCGTGGGACCAGCCTGCTTCTGCTTGTCGTCGAACTCGGCCGCGGCGCCGGCGAGGCGCGTCATCTCTTCGAGGCGCTTCTGCGCGGTGACGTTCCCGCCGCGCGCACTTTTGTAGAGCAGTCCGATGACCTCGCGTCGGCGGTGAGAGAATCCATTGTCGAGTTCATCGGCGCAATGCTTGCGCAACGTGTCGGCGTCGATGCCCAGCGACCGCGCAATGGTGGCCTCGCTCTCGCCGCATGACCGCATCTCTTCCACGGTGCGCCGGATCGCCGCCGTCGGCTTCCACTGCGGCCTTCCTCGTTTCGCCATGCTTTTTCGGTCACTTTCGGCAAATCAGCCGGATTTTATGGGCGGCGGAAAAAATTTCGTGAACATGAGCCCCGAGCGGTTCGACCCCCGAAAGGCCCTAGAGATTCGATACCCCCGCCCTTGACGGCGAGGATCACCTGGCCGGAAGATCGGCGGGGCTGAAGGAGATCGGACCAAATGCAATATTTCATTACGCTGGACGGCCATATGATCGCACCCCCTTTCGACGCGCTTGAGGCGGCGAAAGCAAGGGCCGATGAGCACATCGTATCGACCGCGGCCGAGGTGGCAATCGACTGCTATCCGCGCCAGTCCACGGTAGAGATGCGAACGGTCCGATACGATCGCAGTACGGAACAGTGGGAGAGTTAGTATCGCTCTTTCATACGTCCCGCCCGAGCTGCCGCGGTCTTCAAGGTGTGGTGCTTACCGCAGAGGCACTGCCCATTGGCGACGTCGAGGGGGGCGCCACCATCCTTGCGCTCGATGATGTGGTCGGCGAAGAGGCGTGATGGTGCCGATGTAGCGCAGCGACGTCCATCATCGATGGCTTCGCATCTATGGTTGGCACGACGCAGGACCTGGTCTCGCCATGCCCTATGCTGAGGAGTGAGCAGCTCGGCGTCCGCCTTCTTCGCTGCGGGCATCGCGGTCCGCATGTCGAGCTGCCGGACCTGGGGGCCGATCTGCTTCGCCATACTGGTGGTGGCCTCTCCGGTAGCGATCCCCTGACGGGCAGGAGCTCGCGCAAGCGAGCGCTCTTCTCTTCTACGGTTCTTGATGTAGAGCCAGCCTTGAGAACGTAGAGCTCTACGACGGCGGCTGCGCGCTTTCGCGCTCGCCGTCAGGCTGCACTCACCAGGACTTGGCGTCTACGCGAGGGGAGGGAGACGCGAAGAGATGCACGAATTCGAGGCGGGAAGTCCAATCACGTTTTTCGCACTCCGCCCGATGTCCCGGGGGACATGCCGCAGACCGCGTGGCTGCGGTGAGGTGGTCCCGCTCCGTCCCTCGATCGGTCCCGCTTATCGAGAGCGATTTAGCTTGACCGGTTCCGGCAGAGGGCCCGCGAATCAGTAACTAATCGATAGCTGATCAGCTACTTCACACGCTGACCTTGGCCTTCCTTCGCCTCAGCTTGTTCGCCTTCTCGAGGCGCCGCACCAAGGCGGCGATCTCTTCTCGGGTGGGGTAGCGAGGGCGGGCGCCGGGTTCGATCGAGCTCACGATGCCATCGACTTCGACCCTTGCAGACGTCTCGGAAGATACCGTTTGTGATGCGGGTTCTGGCTCGATTTCGGCAACGTCGTCAACGGCTTGGTCGAAGCAGGGAACTTTCGCTTGCTCCAATTGATCCGCAATGTCTTGGCAGATACGGGTTATCGTCCAGCGGAGCGTTCGGGAATTGACGCCTTCCCGGGAGGCGAAATCGTTGAGGAAGCGGCCCTTGCGGGTCTTCGTCCAGGCCCAAGCGTAGAGGAGACGCCGATCCTTCTCGGATTGCAACGCGTTTATCCATGCCCAGGTTGCAAGCATTCTGGTCAGCGCACCCGGGGAGGGGCGGATCCTGATCTTCATCGCCCTGGGGTAATGCGGGATGTATTCCGGCCAGGCGGAGCCCGTACCACCACCGACATTCGGGGTCAGCATGAGGGTTTCCGCGGCTTCGAGGACGCGGTATTCGACGGCTTTGGCGGTCCATGCGCTCATGCTGACTGAGGTGCTCCAGCCGGGAACCGCTCGTCGACAATCTTGATTGCGTCCTCGAAAGAGACATCCTCGGCCACGAAGAACACCGCTGTAGTGCCAGACGTCTGGTGGGTCATGTGTTCCCTGCGATAGTGGACAATCCAGCTGCTGGCCTGCGGCTTTCCCGGCGTCCATTCGAAAGAAGCAGGTTCGCGAACGGCGGACACAGGGGCTATGCCTCCATCTAGCGGCCACCACTCGCCGTCCAGTGGGCCACCAACACACATCGCTGATCGCTGTTTCACGCTGCCCTCCTGTCATCCCGAACTATACCATCGCTCAACCGCACCGCCAGCAGCACGCGCATGACGTGCGCCAAGGGCAGCCCGACGTCAAGAACCCTGGCCTGATGCCGGATCTCGGCGAGGCTGATCCTGTCGAACTGCTCGAACAAGTGGCCGCCACGCGCCTCGATCGCTGGGTTCGCCACCATGGCGGAAACCGCCTGGATGGTCTCCGAGTAGAGCTCCGCCGCGTTGCCGTAGGTTTCCACGATGAGACGGAGCGTCAGCGCAAGATGGGCTTCGCCATGCCGTTGCCCAATCTTCTTCAGCGTTTTCTTCGCGAAGCACTCCCGCGGCCGCCGCTGGCGCCAGGCATGGGCATCGGGATCGACGAGGCGGACCCCGCATTGTTCGGCGACGCGCCAGATGTCGCAGCGGTGCTTCATGCGGCGGCACCTCGATCGAGGCCAAGCCGTTGGCAGGCGATGGCGACAAACTTTTGGTCACCTTCGATCAGTGTCGCATCGATGCCGTGGCGCTGCGCGACCACGCCGACAGTCCCTGAACCGGCGAAGCAATCCAGCACGGCACCGCCGATTGGGCACGAATAGAGCAGAAGCGGCTCGACTATCTCGATCGGTTTCTGGGTGGGGTGAACGGCGCGGCCGTGCTCCGAGCGGGCAAAGATGACGCTGCGCTGCAGGCGAGGGCCGCCTTCGACGGTGCGATAGTTGACGTCGTTACCGATCCGGCCGGTGTGCGGCGTCTGCCCGCGCGTTTTGATGGTTCGTGCTGTCGCATCGTTGGTGAACTGCGGCTTCCGATAGACACCTGCCCAAGGGGCATCATCACGCCAGAACTGCAGCGCGCATTCGTGCACCCGCTTGAATCGGTCGGCCTTGAAACTGGATCCGTTGTGCTTCTCCCAGATCACATCTTGGGCGAAGCGCCAGCCCGCGAACTCGCCGATCCGCTCCAGGAACATCCGCTGCGAACCAAACACCCACATCGATCCGGTTCGCTTCAGGACGCGCCGGACGGCCGTAGGCCAGCCGGGCGGCCACCGATCCCAGGTTAGCGCGGTCTCGTTGTAGGGCGGGTCGAGCACGGCACAATCGAAGCTCTCGTCGGAGAACGAGGGCAGCACCTTCATGCAGTCGCCGGTGATCAGGGTGATGCTCATCGCCGGCGGACCTCCACCGGGACGACGCGGCCGTCGACGACGACGCCACCAAGCGCCTCGATCTGAAGCGCGGCTTCAGTGGCGGCGCGGACCTCATGAAACGAGCCGGCGCCGAGGATATCCGGCTCAACCGGCTGTTCAGGCCTGAAGTGCAAGGCGAGCTCGGCGGCCTTGATGGCCGCCGTTGCGGAGGCGAAGCGCTGCGGCTTTCCATCCGCGTCGTCGAGCAGGACGTCAGGGGCGCCGTCACGCCGGTACGCGGCGCAATAGTAGGCGCCGAAGCCGATTGCTTCGATGCGGGTTTCGGTCATTTCCGCACCAAGGAATTGCGGGACCGATCGGCGGGACTTGAGGGGACATTGCGGGACCATTCCGCAATCCTCTTCTTGTAAATCGCCTTCAAAGCCGCGTGGGAGGTGGATTTCTTCGGTTTTGGCTCCGATGTCCCGCCTTGTCCCTCAATCTGGTTTTTCGGTGCCGTATAGGCTGGCTTTCTGATCGCCGCACGACACGAGCGTTTTGCCTCGTCAACAGGGATCGCAAACCACTCGCCATTGAGACGAACATCCCTGAGTGCGGCATGGATCCGGGCTTCCATAATGTGGGCCGATCCAAGGGCAAGGAACGCGGCGAAGACGTGCAGTTTATTCGGATTACCGGTCTGCAGGCCGTCCAACCTCGTACCCAGAAAGGTCGATTTGCCGATCTTGACCGGCCCACAGAGGTCATGAGCGATGATGTAGACGACACCGATGCCATTGGCTCGGATCAGCTTGTCGATCCTGCTGACCTGCTCGGGAGTGTAGGGGCTCAAAACTGGATATCTCCATCAATGACCTCGGCCATGCCATCACTCATTGGCTCGGGCCTCGAAAGCTGGCTGAAGTCGATCGCGGTATCGCGCTTGAACCCGGGCACCGGTCTGCCGGTGAGCCACACATACGGTTCGGCGCGCCCGATCCACTTCGCGCCGAAGAACCGTTCGCCGGCACGCTGCAACGCCTTCTTGATGCGCTCCTGCTTCTTCTTCGGATCCTCGTCGTCCTGCATCGAGAGTGCCGCATATTCGATGCGCCAGTGGCCCATGCGCACCACGGTCTTGATGCTGCGCGGCAGCTTGAGCATCTCCGGGGTGTCCTCACCATGCCGTTCCAGCGCGTTGATCAGCGCCTGCATCGCGATGGCCTGCTGATCGCTAAGCCTCTTGTCGTCGGTGACCTCCGGGCCCTGACCGCCTGGTGCGGCGCAAACCACCGAGGTCAGCGGTTTCCCGTTTGGTCGCGTGCCGAGGACAACCTGCTTCAGGATGAAATCCCAGCCGTGACCACGCTCACCATCCTTGTTCTTTTGGATCGTGGCCCTGTGGATCTGGCGGGCGAGTTGGGTGCCGTCCTCGCGGAAGGCGACGTCGAGCCGGGGCGTGATCTCCAACTCGATCGCGTTGTCGACGTTGGCGAACAAGCTGGAATGCCCGCGCGGGTTGTTGCCGTTCCTGGGCTTGTGGTGGACCATCAGCACGGTGCACCGGCATTCGTCGCGGATCCTCTCCAGGTTGGTGAGCACCACGGACATGTCGGTGGAGGCGTTCTCGTTGGCGCCGGGCGTCGCCGTCGCCAGGGTGTCGATGACGACGAGCTCGAGCGGAACGGTGAAGGTCTCCGACCACGCCTTGATCTCGGCGATAAGGGCATCGGTGCCGCGGCTGGTTTCGACATCCTGCTCCCCGGGTTTGGCGAAGAGATCGACGCGGGATGGCAGCAGGACAAAGTCGACACGTTCGCCGGGCTCCATGTAGGTCTGCCGGTAGGCGCGGAGGCGCTGTTTTACACCGATGCCACCTTCGCCGGCCTGGTAGATGACGCCACCTCGTCTGACCTCCTTGCCGTTGAAGGGGACGCCGCGGTCCACCGCCATCGCCATGTCGATGGCCTCGAAGCTTTTCCCGGATCCGGATTCACCGTAGATCACAGCGACCTCATGCCGGGTCAGGATGTCCTCGATGAGGTACTCATGCTCCTGGCCGACTTCATCGAGCCGGTCCCAGGTGACGGCGCCGAACCGCGACTTCGGCGGTTCCTTCGTCCATGGTCGGGCGTGCTGGTCGACGAGATCGAACAGATCGGAGGCGTCACCACCAGCCTGCACCCAATCCCAGATATCGCCTTTTTCCGGAACCTCGGGCCAAAACGACCGGATATCGAGCATCATGACCGACGCCGCGATCTCCTTCATTCGGGAACCGACGATCTGCATGTGCATCCTGCCGGCGTCATCGTTGTCCGGGATCTGGATGATGTGGGCCCCGCGCAGCTGCTCCGCATGATAGGGCGTCCACTTCTTGGCGCCACCGGCGTTGCAGGTCGCCGCGATCCCGGCTTGCCAAAGGGCATCGGCCTTTTTCTCGCCCTCGACGAGGTAGATCGCTTGACCCATGCTGATCGCCTCGGCGACCTCCGGCCAGCGGTATAGCGGCAGCTGCGAGATACCATCGAACTCGCGGCGCTCCTTCATCCCCCATTTGTCGAAGGTCTTGGAATCGTATCGGGTCCAGTTCTGGCCGGGACCCTTGCGCATGTATTCGCCATCGAGGAGGCCGTTGATCCAGACGTCCTTCTCCTCGGTGAAACGGCGACGCTGCGCGAAGGTCTTGTCGATCTTGCCGTGCTTGTTGAGCCGCCAGGACCCACCGGGCTGCTTGTACTGCATCCGGGCGACCTGGAAGACGAGGTTGCCGTCTGCGTCCGCATAGTCGTAGGTGGCGACGATTTCCTTTTTGCCGGGGCCGGCGTTCTGGTTTGAGCCCGGGGCGGCTCGGGTGTCGGGGATTTCGAAACCGTTGGCCTTCAGCCAGTCCACGGCGCCGTCATCACCGCAGCCGGTCAGCTTGGAGACCAGCCAGAGGACGCCGCCACCCTCGCTGTTCTCGTGGTCGAAGGCGGTGTTCTTTTCGAGATCAACGGAAAGGGACCCGTTGGTCCCGTAGCGATGATCGTTGCCCTTGCTGTGGTGTGGGTTCGGCGCGCCCAGCAACATGCTGGCGACCTCTGGCATCAATGCTCCGAAATCGAATCCTGACATGCTAGGCAAGCACCTCGTCTGCCGGCTTCCATTTGTCGAAGTCGGCCTCGATCTGTGCCCAGTTCACGGGATGCTGCGCCTTCAGGTCTGGAGTGTATCGCCCCGTGATGAACTGGCCGCGGGAGGCACCACGCTCCAGCCAGTCGCGCGTCCAGCGGCTCGGATCGATCTTGACATGCTTGAAGTCCCCCTTGGTGACGAAGCCGCGCCGCTCCATGATGATGAGCAGCTTGATCGCCTGGATCTTCCAGTTCGTGAGGGCTACCGGCGCGGAGTGGCCGGCACCGACATCCGGGACATACTCCGGGAGGCCGCAGCGCGAGGCGGGGCAACGATCATACCAGTCGTGCTCGCGGCCGCTCCAATACATGCGGGAATCGAGGTTCGGCAGATCGGGCCGGAAAGGTGGCGACCTCCAGCCGTAGCGTTCTTCCGTTTGATCGTCTGGATGTGCGACCGTGATGACGGTGATGCCAAGCATGGCGCAGATCGCGGCCATATGGTTTTGCACGTGACCGGCGGGCACCAAGGCGGCGCAGAAATCAGGACCCTCGGCATGGGGATGGTGACCCCACTCCTTCGCCGCTTGAACGACGACCTCGGCGTTGAGGCGCAGTTTCGCCTCGACACCGACCTGCACGCCGTCGGCGCGCACCAGCAGGATGTCGTAGCCGGCGGTCTCCGCGTAGGCTGTCCAGCCCGCCGGCAACGCGGCGACGAATGCCGCGCAGAGCTCTGCCTCGGTCTTGAAGAAGTTCTCCTTCGTCATTTGCGCTCCACCACCACCGGCTTCTTGCCGTGACCGAGGAAGATCTTGCCGAAGCGCTCCTCCGCCTGGGTACGCTCGATCGAGGCGCGGTCGCCACTGCCGACGATGTCACCCTGTAGGTGGGCGAGCAGCGCGCGCCAGGCCGCGCATTCGGCGGCGTCGGCGGTATCGTAGAGTTGAGGGATGCCGTTGACCTGGACCGGCTCCCAGTCCGCCTTGTGGACCTTGCGGAACTGGCCTTCGTAGCCGCCGAAGATCGGGACTGCACGTGCGTTGACGCCGTTCATGCTGCCCGCCTTTCATGCTCTGCGAGCAACTCGGAATATCGATGGTGGATACTGGCGCGATCGAGGCATGCGGAGCTGAAGCCGAAAAGGTTGGTGATCCTGCTACGTGTCTCTGCCAGGATGTCGGCCTCGGCATCGGTCAGCATCCGGGTCGGCCAACCCTTCACATAGAGCATGCCTGGTGCGATCCTGGCTTCTGCGGCGATGCGATGCAGGGCCTTGATCTTGCCATCCGCAAAACGCTGCAAGGCACCAGCATCAAGGAGATGTGGTGCGATATCGCCCAGCCATCGAGCGCCTTGAAAACCGAAACTGCTGGTCGACTCGAGCCCGACCATGCGGCGGTAGAGGTCGTGCGCTTCGGGTTGAGCTGCTGCCGCCGCTATATCTGCCAAGTTCGACATGATGCAGAACCGGCAGGAGACACGACTCATGCCGAAACCACGATATGCAGGATGCGGATGGAGTCCGTGGCGATCAATTTCAGCGAACACCTCGTCAACTGTCCAATCAATGATAGGCCGCCAATCCCACATCCGGCCGTCTTTCTGACGGGTCGCGACAGTTGCCATCGCTCGCTTCCGGCTTTCTTGACGACGAATGCCGGTCACATTGATGACGGTCTGACCTTTGAATCGACGATGAAGCTCGGCGACGATGATGTGCGTCTTCATCTCCGATGTGCAGAACCGCATGTCCGGTGTCGACCAGCATGGGACCAAGGTCACCGTGGAAAGCGTCTCGTAGCGAACGCGGCTGCTCTCCCACCGCGATTCCCAACGCTCCATTAGGCCGCCGGCCTTGCGCCGCACCACGACAAGGTCGATGCCGATGTGGTCGGCCAGCTTGTCGCACATCGGGTGCGAATCGCTCCACTCGACGATACCGAGGTCGCTATGGATCAGAAGTCGGGGACCGGCATGGCCGATGCGGTCGAGGTGTGCAACCGTCGCCAGGGCGGCGGCCTGGCTGTCTTTGCCGCCTGAAACGCCGATCGCCACCGGAGAGCCGGCGGCGATCAACTCGTCGATCGCGGGGACTGAAGCGATGACTGGCATGAGGTCAGGCGTCCTCCATCTCGTCTTCGTCTTCGAAGCCTTCGATCTCGTCGAAGTCGGGGTCGGGCTCCGTTGGAGGCGCCTCGGCCAGGGCCGGTATCGCACCTGGCCCGCTGTAGGTTGGCGCGCGCAGTTCTGGGGGCAGCCAGCCGGTCTGCGGCACGTTGGCGAGGGCGAAGGCGGTGAGCTCCGCCTTCTTCAGCTTCTCGGCCTTGCGCGCCTCATCGTCGTTGAGCGCCTCGCGGATCGCGGCGATGACGAAGGGCTTCGAGGCGCCGCCGAAGTAATCGGCGGTGTCAAAATTTTCGGCCAGAGCTAACGTCAAATGATCGGCATCGATCGCGGCGGCCAGAGGTGCGGCGTCGGCATCGAACGGCGGCCGCCCGATATGACCGCGCTCCATGTGCACGGCTTCGGCGGCACAGTCGGCGGCGACCTGGAACAATTCCTCATCCGTCATGTCCATCAGCCGCGCAAACACCGAGGCGAAGCTTTCCTTCTCCTGGCTGTGCGTCTTGCCGAAACCGTCGTGGTAGACCCTGACAGGGCTGTCGGTATGCAGATGGCGGTGCACGAAGAAGCCCGCCAGCAGCGCGACGAGGCCGACGTGGGGCTCTTGTTTAAGAGCTTGCCGAACCGCGAGCGTGGCCTGCGCGCTCAGACGCTGATGAAGCGCATTCGAGATCGTCGGCGGGCCCTTCTCCTTCGGCGCGCCAGACGCCGACGCCGCCTTCTTCTCCGCCTGCGGTTTCACGACGCCACGAACGATATCGACGTCGCCGTGGTGGCCGATCTTGACGACGGCGCCGGACTTGCCGAGCTGGTCCGGTGTCCATTGCCGATCGGCGATCGACTTCTGAAGGCTGGCGAGTTCAGCGGCGGCGCCGGCTGTGTTCTTGGCAGCTGCCTTTTCGAGTTTCTTGATCAGCTTTTTCTCGTCGGCGGTCGCCTTTCCGTCGCCGGCCTTCTCGCGCTTCCAGCCATGCTCCCAGTAATAGTCGAGGTCGGCGCCCATGCTCACCCAAGACCAGCCCTCAGCCTTCAGCCCTGTGATGACCGCCGCGATCTTCTCCTCGGCGACCTTCTCCGCGATGTCGGGATCGGCGATGACGTGATTGTCACCGAAGAGATCCGTCGTCATGTGCCCGCCGGCGGCCTTGTAGGCTTCGAGGCCGGCAATCTTGATGTGCCGAGCTGCCTTCTGGTTGCCGGCACCGAGGGCGTCCTTGACCGCCCACGCGCGGAGATCTCGTTGCTTCTCGAGCTTCTTGAAAAGCTTCTCCTGGTCCTCGATCGACGGCGCCAGCGTGAAGGCGCAGACGGTCGCGAAGACCTCGTTGCTCTGTGCTTCGCCGCGCCACCATTCGATGATGACCGGCGACAAACGACCCAGCGCTAGGATGCGCTTCACGCGCTTCGGATCGATGCCGAACCTGGTGGCGATCGCGGTTTCGTCGAGCCCATGGTCGGCGAGCTCACGGAACTCGATATATTCGTCGGCGGGGTGAAATTCGACGCGGTGGATCTGCTCCGCCAATGCGGCTTCCCTGGCGTCGACCGAAATATCGAACTCCCCGCACTCGATCGGAGCATCCGGTGCGGTCTGGCCCTGCTCGACGAGAAGGCGCAGCGCGGCGAGGCGGCGGTTGCCGGTGCCGACGAAGACGCCGACGACGCCATCGCTATCGTGACCTTCCTTGACCTTCAGCGGCGTTTGTAGACCGTGGGCCGCGATCGAAGCGGCCAACTCTGCGATGCTGTCGTCGCGACCGACGCGCCGGGCGTTGATCGGCGGTTCCGCCTCGTGGCCGAAGCGGAGCTGGTCGAGCGGGATAACGCGAGAGGTCATGTCGGGGTCCTTTCTGATTTGGTTTTGCGGCGCGCTGCTGCGGCGTGCTCAAGCTTGGCCACAGCCATGATGACCGGCTTCAGCTCTGCCGGCGCGCGGTCGTAGTCGCGGTTGGATTTGCCGTTCAGGCGGGGCAGAAGCCCAATCGGGACCGGCGCCCAATTCGACGGATCAGGGTTCGACTTCTCGCCAAGGCATTTCAGCACCATGCCTTGCGGCACCGGGCCGTTGGCCTGCTCCCATAGCCATCGGTGCTTGTGGACACGCCACGTCGACGCGCCGGTCCATGGGTTCCGTTGGTCGGTGACGATCCAGATATATCCATCGTCACCGACCGACTCGTGGCCGGGGCCACGATGGTTGTGTGGCAGCTGCCCCTTCTTGAACTGGGTAACTGCGCTGTTCGGGTTGAAGGGCATCTTCTTGCCCTTGGTCGAAGGCACCGAACCTTTTTCGAACTGCCCGGTCCGCCCTGTCTTCCAGCCCTCGCGTTTACGTAGACTGTGCAGCTTGGCGGGCGTCGTATCCTCGTGTCCGAACTCCGCTCGGAAAGCTGCGCACCAAACATTGATTTCCATCGTGGAGTTGTCGCGTAACCACGCAATCTCGGCTTCGGTATATTTCAAGCGGCGGCCCTTATAACGGGCGTGGTCGCGGCCGACCTTCCAGCCCAGCCGTTTGCGGAGGCCGTGAAGGTTCTGTTGCAGCACATCAGGGCGGCTGAACTCTGCCTGGAAGGCGCGGTGGTAGTCGCTGATCACCATGTCCTGGTTGGTTTCGAGCCATGCCATCTCAGCGGCGCTGTAAGCGATGCGGCTCCGCCTCATGACGCCCGCTCCCGGGCGGCATGTTCCAATTCGGCGATCGCCAGGATTGTAGGTTTGAGCTCCGATGGTGCGGCGTCATAATCGCGGCCGTAGCGTCCAGCCAGGCGGGCAAGCAGAGCCCTAGGGACCGGACGCCAGTTGGATGGCTCCGTATTTCGGCGATTGCCGTCCAGGCATTTGAGGGCCTCCCCTCCAGGAAGGGGGCCGTTCAACTCTTCCCAGCGGAGGACGTGCACCAGTCGCCACCGCGACTGGGGAGGCATGCCATCGTGGATCTTGCGCTCCAGATAGCCATCCTTGTTGAAACGCTCGGTGCCGATCGGCTTATATTTGGCGGCTGCTGCGCCAGCCATGCCGCCCTTTTTGAACTGCGTCCTCCGTGCGTTCGGGTGCCGACCGCCCTTCCCGGGCGGGCAGGCCTTCCCCTTGTTCAAAGGCGTCTGGCCTTTGACGAAGCAGCCATCGCGACCGGTGTTCCAACGTTTGCGAGAGCACAGCGCCTTGATATGGTCGAGCGTGACTTCGGGGCGACCGAACTGCACGACGAAAGCGGCATGAAGCGCGCGGCGGCTCATCGCCTGTCGCCATTCGATGAACGAGAGCTCCTCGTCATTATAGCGGATCTGCCGGCCCTTCACTTGCCTTCGATCTCCTTCGGCGCGGAGAGCATCGGGAGGTCCTTGCGGAAACGATCGCCGTGGTTTGCCACAAGCGTTGCGGCCTGGATGCCGAGGCGGGCGTTGTCGACGATCATATCGGCAACCTTGACCATCGCGTCGGTGCGCTGGACCTCGGCTTCCAGCTGCTCGCCGGATAGACCTTCAACGGACAGCCGCTCGATCTGGACGAAGAGATGATCGTTGAGGTCGGTGATGCGGTTTTTCATAATGGGTAACTCCTATCGGCTGTGAGATTTCGCCATTCCTCGGCACCCTCCACGTCTCGCATCGCCGAGCGGTCGAGGGCGGTCACCATGTCGTCGGCGGCGCGACGCAGCAGTTCAGACGACCAGTCGGCGGTGACGTCGACGAGTTCCTCGAGCTGTCGGCTGGCGGTGGAGAGTGGGCCTGTCATTTGCCGCCACCCAGGCCGGCGGCGTTCAGCCTGAATATCTCGACCGCGGCGGCGAGCTGCTTGCCGAGATCCTTGATCGTCTTGGCTACGGGATCGCCGGTCAGCACCAGGCCGGCGTTGAGCATCACGTCGTTGAGGGAGAAGGTCTGCTCTACGGTGGCGTCGCCGCCTTTGACGGTGACGATCGAGAACTTGCCGGCCTCAGCCCGGACCTCCCGCATCGTGTCGGGCTGCGCATAGATCTGGTTGGCGACGATCGTGGGAGATGTTGGTGCCGCGATCGGGGCGGGCTCTCCGGTCCGCACAAGCTGGACGCCGTAATCGGAAAGTATGCGCATAAGGTGATCGGCGCGGCGGCGGACCTCCTCACGGCTGTCGTCGTCGGCGTCTGCCCACAAAGGCCGAATGAGGCCGTAGCGCTCACGTCGCATCCCTTCGGCGAGGATGTCGCGGACCGCTCTCATCGCGGCACCCTCACGCGATGGCGGAACACTGGCTCGAAGCCCTTCGGCTCGAACTGATAGCCGCGACCCCATACGGTGCGGACGACATCGAGGCCATCATTCATTTCGAGCAGCTTGGCGCGAAGTTTGCAGACGAAGACGTCGATGATCTTCTCCATCGGCTCCTCTTCGCCACCGTAGATGTGATCCATCAGGTCGGCCTTGGAAAACACCTTGCCGGGATCGAGCGCCAGTGTGGTGAGCAGCTTTGCCTCGGCCGGCGCCAGCCGGCTCTTCCTGTCACCGCCTTCGACAAGGCCGGTCTCGGCGTCGTAGACACACCCCGGCATCTTGATAAAGAGATGGTCGTTGTAGCTGCCACGCCGCACCAGCGCCTTCAGCCTGGCGATGAACTCGTCGGTGTGGATCGGGGCGGGCTGCACATCATCGGCACCGCAACGCAGGATCAATGACGCCGCGCCACTGTTGAACTCGCCGGCGTCGAGCAGCACGAACAGGATGTTCTTGACGTCGGCGCGACGGAAATCCCGGCAGACCACCGCGGCATAGGCGCTGTTCAGCGCACGGATGACGCCGATGCCATCGGGATCGCGGAAGAGGGCGCTGCAGAGATCCTGAGGAAGGGTTTCGCCGGCGGTTTCGAAACCGGCGCTTTCCGCGGCGGTCCGCAGCGCGCGCTCGATCTCGCGAGATGGGGCGGAGACGAGCACGCGCATCAGGCGCCACCGCACATCACGAAGACGATGAACGCGACCGAGGCCAACAGCATGCTGAGAGCCAGAGCCATGCTGAGGGAATGGTTGCCGCGCATACGACCGTTCGATGGGCGCGTGCTCACGATGGCACCGACCTAAATAAGCACTCACGCGCGACGAACTGCTGCGTCTGCGTCATCTCGAGTGCAAGACCGGCGTCCGGATAGTTGAACCCGATCGCTGCGGTACGCTGGTGATCGATACGTACATTGTCGATCAGGAAACCGCCCGCCTCTCGCGTCCTGAGCACGCCGGCTAGGCTGATTTCGGCGTTCATCAATATGAGGTCGCCAAATGATAGGTATCTGATTAGGCGATGTCGGAGGTTCATGCTGGCACCCGATCGACTGGTGCGAGATGCCGACGGAGGGCGTCGAGCCGCCGATCGTCAAGCGGCAGGAAAGATCGGGCGTCGAAGACGGGTTCGTAGGGCCCCACGATGCTCGGGTACCTTGGATTGTGGATCTCGTCGAACCGCAGGAACGTCAGGGCCTTGTCGACACCGCGCACCCGGAACAGATCGACGGTCCGGACGCGGTAAACAGTCCCTTTGTGCGGGATCACCATGCCGGGCTCGCATTCCCGCGTGAACCTGAAATCATCGTCGATGCAGGCGACGAGCTTGCTGACCTGGTAGTCCACTTCAGAACCTTTCCGGGATTTGGGCAGGGGCATATCGGCGGCTGAGTTCCTCGGCTTCGCGCTTGCGGCGCTCCGAAGCGATGAAGAGATCGTCAACGCTTTGCGTGAATTTCGGCGCGACGTCGGCCTCGACGAACGACCAGACCGCGAGGGCGTCGCTACGATCGAACGACTGGTCGGCATCGTCCTTGTCGATCCAGCCAAGCGCCCTGCATTTCGCCATGATCGCCGCTTTCTGGTCGCCTTGGCCGTGGCCGGCGAAATGCTTCTTCACCGAGGACTGGTTGATACGGATATGGCGATAGACCTTCAGCTGGTACGCCATGAATTCCAGGACAGCAGGAAGGCCGAGCAGGATGGTGGCCGTGCTGATGTTGGTCTGGCCTTGGACGAATGAACCCGGCAGCGGCGCCTCGATGGCGAGAACATCGACCGGGTTCGCCGAGATGAAGCCGGTGATCCAGCGACCGGCGCCGGAGAAGATCGCACCGCGTGAAGCACCTTCGCTGGCGCACTCGATCGAGCCCGACGTCGGCTTCGAGCCAGCGGCGCCATATGCGAAGCCAAGGCGTCTGGCCGCGTCGATCGCGAGAATGCGTGGAGCCGTCATCCCAGGTCCTCGTGCCCGTTCGGGCTGATTGGTGGGCGTCTCTCCGCCCTGTTACGCCGATGGTGTTGCGCTGTTGCTCGGGAGGCTCCTAAGAGCTTTGACCCTCACGCTGGGAACACGACGTCTTCCCGCTGCCTCTGAATTCAGTGTGGCGCGCCGGCACCGCCGGCTTTGTTCCACTCGTCATCGGTCATGCTGCCCTTGACGGCATTGACGACGGCCGATGTGGTCTCGTCCGGCTCTTCATCGGCTCCCTCGCGCTGCACCGCGGCGGCGCCGAGGCCAAAGCTGGCGAAGTTGTCGCCTAAGGCGGTGCGGATATCCGTTGCGAACTCGCGATCGTCGTCTTCCAGACCGTCGACCTTGCCGTCGGCGCGCTCGATCATGGCTTCGGCCTTGCGCTTCAGCTTCTGCGCGTCGACGATCGCCCGGATGACGCCCTTGTTGACGCCGTGCTTTTTCGCGTCGGACAGGATCTCTTTCTGATCCGTGTCGGTCGCCTTCTGGATCGCTCGCTTCTTGACCTTGAATTCGGCGTCGAGAACGCGGAGCTTCTCCTCGCGCTCCTGCTCGAGGCGATCGAACTCCTCGACGAAGGAACCCGCCTCAGAAGGGGATGCGCGGTTAGGGCGCTCATGCACTTTCGTCATCAGGAGATCCTTTCCGCCGATCGAAGACCGGCGTGCTGACGGATGGTTGGTGGGGTGTAGGAGAGCCGCCGATGCGCTTCGCAGTAGGAGCGCTCAGGCTCCTTCGTGGCGCCGCAGGCGAGAAGACCTTGACCGTTGGTGCCATCCACCGGCCAACGGCAACCGGCGGAGCCGAAGGCGACGGGGTCAACACCGGGAATGGGCTGGAAGGCGTCTTCGCGCTTGATCACGATGCCCGGCGAAGCGGCGCGCTGTTCGGCACGTGCTTTGAAATCCATCGCCGGTGGATTGTTGGCGCCGCGCCAGGAACTGGTTTGCTGGACGAGCTTGGAGGCGCGGCGTATCGCTGGCTTCGCGACATTTGGCGCGGCTTCGGTGCCTGGCTTCGCTCGTCTGCCGACCTTACCCTTGCGAGGCTTGCCGTTGTTCAGCTGAAGTCCGAGGCGCTGGACCTGGCCGATTATGGCGGATCGGGTGCAGTTGAAAAACTTATCGGCGATCTTCTGGGCGGTCAGGCCCTCATCGCAGTAGGCGGCGAGCAGCTGCTTGCGTTCATCCCGTGGGATCTTCGTCCAGTCTGGGAGCCCACTCATCTGGCGGCTCCGCTTCCGGATAGATCCACCGCGCCAGCGAGTCGGCCCAGAGCACGCATCTGGTGGCTATCCAGAGGCGCACCCTCCGCGGCAAGATGAGCTGCCAGAATGTTCGCCGTGGCGGCGAGTTTGAGCCTTGCACGTCTAGCCTCCTCAATGGCCCGCAGCTCTCGCAGGGCCACAACCTCTTCATAGTTTACACGCCTGGCCTCGCCATAGAACCATGTCTTCACGCGGCTCCAAGTGAGGCCGGTAAGCGCATGCTCGAAGTGATCTGAGGTCAGTGCCCGATGCACTGCACTGATCTGCCGTTTCCATTTCTCACCAGGGGCAAGAATGTCGCCGATCTCTTTGGTGAGCGACTGGGCGGTGGCCACGCTAGACATGAGACCACCGCGGCGCTTCTGGGCCTCTGAATGGAATTCTGAGACCTTGGAAGGCTGTTCCGAGTTTCCAGAACCGAACATTGCTATCTCCATTTCCAGCGACGGAAACACACGGAGACTTCACCAATGGCCGGACGAGCGAAAAAGAGCGGTGGCCCATGTCAGACGGGACAGACAGGGCCACCATGCCGGCGGGGTGGCGCCGGCGATCGCGCGCCAGGGTTTGGGACACGCGCGAAATCGAGAATAAGGATTGCAGCAGATGAAGACCGACGGCCACGGCGACACGCCGACATTGACGGAACCGGAACCGCTCCCCAGTCTCTTTGTGAGCGGATATGCGATCCAGGTCGTCGAAGAAAATATTGTCCGGCTGCTGTTCTGGACCGAGCTGCCCGCCATAGGTGGGCAGGAGCATCAGGCCCGGCTTCAAGCACGAATGGCGATGCCGGAGAAGATCTTCCGGCGGTTCGTCTCTGACGGTCGCAAGATCGGGAGAAGCCGGAACTGAAAGAGCTTGGAAACTATCCTCGAAAAAAGCTGTGCAAACCGCTTTACGGATTGTTTCACGCCGATTCTTCCCGTGATCTGACTGGCTCTTTCGGGCCGAGTGCATCACGGGGAGGAAATCATGCAGCCAGCGCTTTTTGTTCGAGAGATAAAGTTGGTGCTGGATGAAGGGCTTGTCCACCTCGTCGGCTTCGCGACAGAGGACGGAGACCGGAAATCCGATCGACATCCGGCTGCTCATCTTGTCATGAGCAACGAGGCCTTCCGGAAGCTGCTCGTCGAAGGTCGAGTCAGCTTGGCGAGGGGTGGGCACTGAGGCGCTCATTCTGCTGCCTCATTCGCGACCGGCGCGCTTTCCGCCTTCGCCGGCCGCGCGACATCGGCCGGCCATTCCGCGCCTTCTGGCCAGTTCTCGGAAAACCAGCCAACGACTGAATCGTACTTGCGCGCGGTCAGCGTTTTCCCTTCGCGAAGACGGGAAAAGAATGCGCCATCAGCGGCGCAGTGTCGGCCGATTGTCGATTCCTCGCGGTCCCGGTGGGCCCGGAACCGATCGAGAAGTGTCAGAAGATGGCGAATGAGTTCGGCTTCCATAGGGGAAACGATAGTAGGAACAATCCCACTTCGTCAATAGGAAACTTCCCCCTCGCGTGTCAGGAGCGTGAGTTGGATAATTCCTACATGGAGAATGAGTTACAAAAAATCGTTGTGCGACGGCTAGATGAGCTCGGTCTTGGGCCTGTCGAGGCTGCCACAAAGGCAGGGCTTGAGCGCACCTATATCCGCGATATCGTCCAAGGGAAGAAGCTTTCGGTGCGAACCGACAAGCTCGAATCGTTGGCGCGCGCATTGCAGCTCGACGCCGCTGATCTAAGCCACTCGAAATCGACTGCGGTGGATAGCACTGTCCGCAACGTGACGGTCAAAGGCTTCGTCCAGGCCGGCCATTGGGCGGAGACCTGGGAGTGGGGCGACGACGACGTCTATTCCGTTCCGGTGCCTAATGATCCCGCGCTGCGCCCCTTCATGCTCCACGCCGCGGAGACGCGCGGGCCGTCGATGGACAAGAGGTACCCGGAACGCACCGTCTTGGTGTTCACCGACGTGGTCGAGACAGGGGCGTCGCTCGATCTCGGGAAACGCTACATCGTCGAACGTGAGCGGGCCGACGGTCTTCGCGAAGCCACGGTCAAGACGCTCTGGCGAGATGAGGGTGGCAAGGTCTGGCTTCTCCCCGAATCAAACGATCCCCGGTTTCAGGAGCCGATTCCGATCGAAGGCGGCGAGGACGACACCGTGCGTGTCGTCGGACGGGTCGTATACGCGGTAAGCCGGGAATGAGGCAGGCAGCTATTTGGGCGGTTCTCACCGCGTCGCTCATCGGCCTGGAGGGTTGTCAATCGGCCGGTTCGCAGGTCGCGCCAGCAGCTCCAGGCGTCGAAATAGGTATCACTCCTGGGCTTGCCGCCCAGGTTGAGCAAGGCATGAGGCGTCGGATGAAAGATCCTGATTCGGCCAAGTTCGGGCCAATCCGGGCGTCCGGCCGGGTCTGGAATAGTCGAAAAGAGATCGTGGTCTGTGGTTTCATCAATTCGAAAAATTCATTTGGCGGCTACACCGGAGCCGTACCTTACATCGGCAAGGTCTATGATTTGAACGGTGACTTCGACCTGATCGCCATGGGGGACGAAACGCCGAATGCGGCGTTGATGGTAGCCGGATCCTGCCGAGCAGCTGGCATTCCGATCGCCTGAATTTCTCCGTCGAGATTGAAATCGGCGTTGTTGACAAGCGCCGAGCGCGCGGTCTAACCGCGCGCGTCCTCGCGCCCGGTTGGAGATTAACTCTAACCTTAGATCATAGAGCTCTACGATTCACCGTTTCAGGTTGAGCTCTACGATTCTGTCTCCCGCTACATCCTGAAACGATCCCGTGTCCCGCAGCGATTCAGGGTGATTGCTTGACGCAATCACTGTGCCGCGCCCTACGAATCAGAACTTAGCGCTGCGCGCGCGAGGCTTTCCAAGCTTTTCGAAAAAGTAGGATCATTCCTATTTTCCGCTTGACGAGTAGGAATAAACCCACTTATCGTTATGGCAGTAGGAGACATCCGATGCCAAAACCATCCCGCGTCATCGCCGAGAATATTTCCGAATTCGCGAAATGCCTCGTCGTGTTCTTTGTGCTGCCGCCGACGCTGACCGTCGCGGCGTACTGCCTCGCGCAGATGGTGCGCTGAGATGGGTACTCCCAAGCACACGCCCGCCCCATGGTGTTCCTTCAACAGCTTGCGCCAGCTCGGAGTGCGGACCTTCGGTGGAGGCGGCACGATGATTATCGCGATTCGGCCACGCAGAATCGACGGCGACCCAGCTGAGTTTCGCCTTCCAAGCGAGGAGGAGCAGGCGGCGAACTTCAGGCTGATCGACGCAGCGCCAGGCATGCTGGCGACGCTCAAGATCGCCGCTGACGCGCTCACCGGCACCTTGAAGGCTCGCGGATATGAGGCGGGCTCCGCGACGGACGGCTGGGCCCCCGAAGTGCGACAGGAGGTCGCCGCGCTGGCAACCGTTCGCGCCGCCATCGCCAAGGCGGAGGGCTGACCGATGGAAACGCCGCCCCTCGTCCCCAACCTCGACGACCTCCGCAGCGAACTCGCCCGCGCCGAACGTGACCTCGTCTGCGCGGACATGATCGACAACGGGCAACGTCGGCAGATCGAGATGAATGAGGCGCGTCGCCGGCGTGACGCCATCAAGACGCAGATAGCCGTTCTCCACGACGCGGAGGGCCGGAACTAATGGCCTCGCTCTCAGAAATCCCAGAAGGCGATCTTCGTGCGATGGCGGACTGCAGGGCGATATCGTCCGCTCGGTTCGTCGAGGAAATGGAGCGCCGAGCCTGTCGCGCCACAGTCGACGCCCCGCCGCTCGACTACGCGCTCGACGACGATCTCGCGATCCCCTTTCTCCATCACGACAACTCCCTGGATCTCGATCTGTCGGACTTCAACGATGACCCGATCGGCCCGATGCCACCACCACCACGCGTGGTTTGGCTCCTCGCCATCGCGGCGGCTTCGGTTGCGGCCATCGCGCTCTGGGTGGTTTGGCCATGAGGGTGGATCCCCAAGACCGCCTGACCGGCGCGCAGTTGCTCGAGCTCGCCGACGATGCGTTTGATGTCCTGAATTGGGCGAAGCGCAACGGCCTCAGGAAGGATGCCCAGGTCGCCGAGCTCGTCCGGACCTTCGAGGTTCGTCTTGGATATCGCGAGCCTGTCCGCCCAGCGGAGGCCGCCGAATGACCGTGGTCACCATCTTCTCACTCAGCATGCCGCCGGCGCCGATGTTCCGCCGCGAGTTCGCGCGGCCGATCGATGCCGACGATTACGTCGCGTTCTGGCGCCGGCTTGGTTGCTGCCATATCCGCCGGAGGACCAGAAAATGACGAAGCTTTACGTCCAGGTCCTGCGCGGAAGAGACTGGCTGAACGTAACCTCGGTTCCGATCGATGACGGCAAGACCGAGCGCGATCGCGTCAGATACCGGGAACGCGCCCTCGATGATGCCCGCCGCAACCAGACCGCATGGCAGAGCTACTCCGGCTTCGATAGCTGCCAGCTGCGCATCGCCGAGATGGACAGCTACGGCAAGTATGCGGAGGCGCGGCCATGAGCATAACCCTCGAACAGGCCGGCGGCTGGCACATGCAAGAGGCCGCGCACTACAATGGCGGCAAGGTGTTCTTCGCCTATTTGCATCGCTGTGTTGAACAACCCCGGCTGTCGCGCTTCGATAAGTACCTGCGAGCAACACGCTCGAGCACGAGCACATGGCGCGTGGATGGCGAGGATGTACCGACCTTTGCCGAGGCGATTGATCGACTGAATACCCCACCGGTTTTTTCCGCTGAGGAACTGGCGTTCATCGCCTCCGTCCCCAACGAATACGATCCCGACCTCGACGTCAGAAAGACGATGGACATCCACGTTGCCGACAGCGTCCGCAACAAGGGCGCGGTCGAGTGGCAGAAAGGCCGGTGCCGTCGCACCGACGTCGGACGCTCAGCGCTGGATGCGCAGCTATGACCATCGAAATTATCCGACCAGCCGACCGCCAGGCTTGGCTTGCCGCCCGGCAGTATGACGTTACCGCCTCAGTCGTGGCCGCGGTCCTCGGCGCACACCCCTACACGACGCCCTATGCCCTCTGGGCCGAAAAGACCGGCCGTCTCTCGCCTGACGATGAAGAAACCGAGGCGATGGAGCGCGGCAACCTGATGGAGCCGGTCGTCGTCGCGATGATCCGGAAGCGGTTCCCAGTGTGGCTGGTCACTTATGAGAACGACCGCGCCTACTTTCGTGATCCCGACCGGCGCATCGGCGCCACCCCGGACGCCTTCATCGTGCGCGCCGACCGCGCCGGTACCGGGAACTGCCAGATCAAGACCTGTTCGGAAGACGCCTTCAAGCAGTTCTGGCTTGACCCGGACACCGACGAGGTCGTCCCCCCAACATGGATCGCCGTCCAGGCGATCACGGAAGCACAGCTGACCGGCTGCGCGTGGGCCTGCGTCGCACTGGTGGTGATCACCTGGCGCGGCACCTTCCAGCTGCACATCATCGACATCCCGATCCACCTCCGTCTCTGGAATCGCCTCGTCACCAAGGTCGACGAGTTCTGGGCGATGGTGGCGAGCGGCGAGGAGCCTTCCCCGGACTGGCAGCGCGACGGCGACGTCGTCACGGACGTCTACCGCGACAGCATGCCGGAGCGGCGCGATCTCAGCGCTGACCGCGAGCTCGACATGCTGATCCATCAGTACAACCGCGCCCGGGTTGAAGCCGCCGGCGCGAAGGCGGTGGTCGACCAACTGCGGCCGCACATCATCCACTCGCTAGGCAACGCCGAAATCGGCCTGACCGCCAACTGGGAGGTCTCCGCGAGGACGACGTTCCGGTCGGGATCGCAATCGCGCGTGCTGCGCGTCAAACCACGGAGAGATCTCAATGGAAGTTTCTGAAGCCCCATCGATCGTTGGACCAGGGCACAATCTGGCGACGACGGCCGATATCCTCCGCGATCGTTTCAAGCCGGTGCTCGATGAGGTCGAGGATCTCGCGAAGCGCGCCACCGCGGCAAAAAACGCCCTGACCGACGGTGCCATCGCCAATGACAACGAGCGCGACCCCCTCATTGCGCTCGGCATCGAGGCCCGAAAACTGGCAAAGCGTCTCGCCGAAACCAAGCTGGCGACGACAAAGCCACTTCGCGATGAGGTCACCGAAACAAACCGGTTCTTCGATACAGTCATTGTCCGGCCGGAGGCCATCCAGAGCGCCTTCGAGACGATCGTCGGCAAGTACGACTCCAAGAAGCGGGAGGAGGCCAGGATCGCCGCCGCCGCGGAAGCGCAGCGCGCCCAGGAGGAAGCCAAGCGCAAGCTCGAGGAGGCCGCTTCATCGAGCCATAGCGTCCTCGGCGACGTCCTGATGCAGGAAGCTGTCGATGCGGAGCACAAGGCGGCCGTGCTCGTCAACGAAGCGATCACCGCGGGATCGGGCCCGACCCGCACCGAAGTCGGCACGGTGTCGGCAACAGCGAAATGGACGCACCGCATCACGGAGCCGTCGAAGATCCCGCTCGAAAGGCTTCGGCCGTACATGAGTATCGACGACATCGACAAGTTCGTCCGGGCCTATGTCCGCGCCAACAAGAACACGGCGCCATTGCCCGGCGTCGAAATCTTCCAGGATCAGAAGACCTCATTCCGCGGCTGATCGCCGGCGGCCAACAGGAGACCGACACCATGAACACCCAAGCAGGCAAGGCCGTCGAGACAGTCGACCGCGCCACCGGCGAACTCACCACGCTGCCACCAGGCATGTCGGGCAGCAATCAAAGCCTCGCCGTCCAGCTGGCGATGGCGGAGCTCAATCAGGATGTCACCACGGCCCGCGCGTTCCCGCGGTCCGTCGCCGCAGTGATGCGCAATATCACCGAGCTCGTCATGCTCGACGAGCAGACCGCCAAGGAATGCGTCTATGCGGTGCCGCGCGACGGCAAGACGATCCGCGGACCTTCGATTCGCCTTGCCGAGATCATCGCGTCTCAATGGGGGAACTGCCACTGCGCCTCCCGCGTGGTTCACGTCGACAAGATCGAGAAGTACGTCGAATCGGAAGGTATCTTCCACGACCTCGAGACCGGCCTGAAGCGCACCGCGCGGACCCGCAAGAATATCTCGAAGCGCGACGGCGGCCTATATTCGCAGGACATGATCATGACGGCTGGTAACGCGGCGGCCTCGATCGGCATGCGCGAAGCTATCCTGAAGGGCGTCCCTAAGGCGGTCTGGCGGCAGGCCTTCGAGCATGCGGAGAACGTCATCAGGGGGGATGTCACCACGCTCGTGGAGCGCCGCGAGGACGCCATGAAGGCGCTCGCCGGCATCGGCGTCACTCCGGAGCGCGTGTTTGCTGCAGTCGGCGTCGCCGGGATCGAGGAGATCGGTCTCGATGAGCTCACCGATCTCTATGCGATGTACCAGGGTGTGAAAAGCAAGGAGACCGACGTCGACGAGGTCTTCCCGGCCGTCAAGAAAACCGGAGATCAGCCCGCCGGCCTCAAAGGCAAGCTCGACCAGCTCGCCGGCGATGCCACCGACAAGAAGCCCGCCGCAGACAAAGCGGCGACAAAATCGGATGCCGGTTCCTCTCCGGCCGGCTCCGAGCAGTCCGGCAAGCAGGCCTCCACGCCGAAGGCGACTGCTACCGGAAACCAGCCGTCGTCCGGCCAGAAACCCTCCCAAGACCCGGACGACGGCGACCCGATCGCGAAGGCGACCCGCATGGGCCGCGCCGCTTACCGCCGCAACATGTCGAAGAAGGCTATCCCGGTCGACTTCAAGACTGAGGGCAGGGAGGCGGAGCGGCAGGCCTGGCTCGACGGCTTCGCCGCCGAGGAGGACGCCGAGGCGCCGGAGCCCGGTTCGGTGGAGGAGGAGTGAGCCATGTTCAAGCTCCGCAAAGCCATGCGCGAGGTCGAGCTCACCGAGGCCGACCTGAAGCCGGACACGCTGCTCGTCTCGCTTCTCGATAGAAGCGCGAATTCGGTCACCAACATGCTGGACCGATTTCGGGCGGATGAGGTCGCGCTTGAACGCGACATCGCCGATATGACCGAGCGGCTTCGCCAGACTCGTGTTGCCATCACCGCCTTTGATGCCGCCGGTGCCATCATCGAGGGCGGCAAGCGGCCCGTGCAGGAATCGGCGTCGAAGAAGGTCGGCAGGCTGGTCCCGCGTGCCGTCCCCAATGCAGCGGACACCGTCGTCCAAGTCCATAAGGACATCCGGGCATGACGGTCGAGGTTCACGCCGCCGCTGTCGCCAAGTTCGCGAACGGCCGCAAAGTCGTCAGCGTGACCCGGCCCGGCACCATGAAGGTGCCAAGCAATACCGGCCCAATCGATCAGCCGTTCAATGTCGGCGACGTCATGCTCGTTGAAGCCGGAGGTCGCGCGATCGTGACGCCGCTTAGCTTCGCCGGCGCCACCGACCTCGCTCGGGCCGTCATCGAGGGCCACTCCGGCGCGGTGACCGACAGCCATTCTCTGCGCGCGCTGGCGACCGCAGTAATTGGGTTCGCCGCGCAGGTGGTGGCACCGGAGCCTACGCCTGAACCCGTTGAAGCCGTCGCCGTAGCGACCTGAACCCCGAGGAAAAGCAATGACCATTGCAGACCGCGTGAAGAAGATCATCGTCGAGACCTTGGGTGTCGCCGCCGATCGGGTGACGAAGGAAGCCGGTTTCATCGACGGCCTCAACGCCGACAGCCTGGATCTCGTCCAACTCGTGATGGATTGCGAGGAGGAATTCGGGATCGAGATCTCGGATGCCGAGGCCGAGACCTGGTTAACCGTTGGTGACGCCGTCACCTACGTCGAGAAGGCGATCGGCTGATGGCCGACGAACTCCTGCCCATCGATCCAGAGCATCTCGACACATACATCACGATCGAGCCGGGAGAGCGTCTGCACCGCCTCTTGGCGCGCTTGATCGACACGCATGTCGACGATCTCCGCGAGGAGTTCATCGTCGATTTGGAGCGCAAGATCGACCAGGTCAGAGTAACCCACGGCGATGGATCGGCCTTCGGGAGCAAGTCCGATGACTGAGCCGCTCACCCTCATCCGCGTCGTCGACGTCGAAACAACATCGATGGAAGATCCTGCCGAGATGGTCGAAGTGGGCTGGACCGATGTCCGCCTCTTCCCGACCGGCTGGGCCATCGAGACCGGGCCGCATTCCCGCCTCGTCAACCCGGGTATGCCGATCAGCTTCCCCGCGATGGCGGTGCACCACATCACCGACGCGGTAGCGGGCGGGGGTATGGACCCTGACCTGGCGCGGAAGGATGTAGTCGCCGGCGCCGATACCCTCTGCGCTCACAACGTCGAGTTCGACAGCCGCTTCATTCGCGGTCACGATCTGCCGTGGATTTGCTCATTCAAAGCGGCGCGCACCGCTTGGCCGGAGCTCCAGAGTCATAAGAACGGTTCGATCCGGTACGAGCGGGGGCTCTGCCTCGACGATCCGAGGACGGAGCCGTCGCATCGCGCCGGCCCTGACACCTGGGTCACCGCCCATATCTTGCTCGATCTCCTCAAGCTCTATCCGCCGGAAACCCTGATCGAGATCTCGGCGAAACCGGTGCTGCTACTGAAGATGGATTTCGGTGAGCATCAGGGAAAGCGGTTCTCCGAGATCCCGACCTCGTATCTCGATTGGATCCTGCACAAATCGGACATGCCGAAGGACCCAAAGCGGGTCGATGTCGTCCATACCGCTCGTCTGGAATGGGTGAAGCGGACCTCCGATCCCCAACCGCAACAGCCACGGCCACAGTTCGAAGTCGTCGACCCAGATGCGTGGCGCAAAGACATAGGGAAGGCCTTCTGATGGAAACTGTCGCTGAAACTGTGCAGGCAGACGAGCAGCCGTTCGAATGGATGCTGGTGGAGATCTTCGGTCACCGCACCCACTGGGGTCGAGGAATCGAGGTGGAACGCTTCGGCGCCAAGATGCTGCGCATCGATGTCCCGCAGGTGGAGTGGACGACTCCGACCGAGGAGAAGCCGGCGCCGGAGCCGATCGCCACAGGCTGGGTGACGCATTTCTATGGCGGCGCCTCGATCTTCTCCAACACCCTGACGGACGAGCGGACCGTCCTGGTCCGTAATGCGCCGTACGCGAAGCCTGCCCTGTATCTGGCGCCGCCGGATGAGGAAGAGCCGCCGCCGGCTCCCTCGGATGACGATCCCTTCATTGATCGTGACGACGACGGGCCGAGGTGGTGACGATGCCCGGCCTCCGCGAAGCCAAGAAAGACGAGGTTCTCGCCGCGCTTGGCGACTACCAGGTCACGACGGCTGACAAGCTGGCGGCGCACGTGAAAGTCAGCGAGCGGACGATCTATCGCTATATCCGCCAGCTGCGCGCCGCCGGCGCACCTATCCTGTCCGAGGCCGGGATGGGATACATGCTGAAGCGCAAGGCGGAGGCGAGCCGTGGCTGACGCCCCGATTTGGTCGCCGCAACAGGATGGCGCGCTGAAGGCAGTCGCCGCTTGGTACGGGAGCGGCTTGGCGCGACGTCAAGTTTTCCGCGTCTTCGGGTACGCCGGCACCGGCAAGACGACACTGGCCCGCCATTTCGCCGACGCCCTGAAGGGTGCCGTCATGTACATGGCCTATACCGGCAAGGCCGCGATGGTGATGCGCAAGAACGGTTGCCGCAACGCCATGACGATCCATGCCTCGATCTACGATGTCGAATTCAACCACGAGACCGGCGTCAAGAAGTTCGTCGTCAAGGATGTCGACGAGCTCGCCGACGTCGCACTCTTCGTGGTCGACGAGTGTTCCATGGTCGACGAGGAGATCGGCAAGGACCTCCTCTCGTTCGGTGTCCCCGTGCTGGTGCTGGGGGATCCCGCCCAGCTACCGCCGGTAAAGGGCGGCGGCTTCTTCACGAACGCCGACCCCGACATCATGCTGACCGAGATCCACCGGCAAGCCGCGGAGAATCCTATCGTCAGGATGGCGACGACGATCCGCGAGGGCGGTCGGCTCGATTATGGCGTCTACGGCATCAGCGAGGTGATCCGCCGTTCCGCATTGACGCAGGATCACGTCATGAAGGCCGGCCAGGTCCTCGTCGGCCTGAACAAGACACGAGCGAGCTACAATACCAGGATGCGGGCGCTCCACGGCCGCTCCAGTACGATGCCGGAGCCCGGCGACCAGCTGGTGTGTCTGAAGAATGACCGCAACAAGGGCATCTTCAACGGCGGTCTCTGGCGCGTCATCGAACTGCTGAAGCGCCGCAAGGGTCACCTCAATGACCACTGCATCCGCATGCATGTCTCCTCGCTCGATTTCGATTCGACAGAGCCCGTGGAGATCAAAGTGCGGAAGGAGTTCTTCGAGGGCGCCGGTAATGAGATCCCGTGGCGCGAGCTCAACGGAACCCAGCAGTTCGACTACGGCTACGCGCTGACAGTGCACAAGGCGCAGGGTTCCCAATGGGAGACCGTCTGCCTGTTCGACGAAAGCCCCAACTTCCAATCCGACCGCGCGCGCTGGCTTTACACCGGCCTGACCCGCGCGGCCGAGAAAATCACCGTTGTGATGTGAATCCCGACCGGCATGACGCCGGCGGTGAGCATGAGGAGCATGGAAATGGCAGTACCGAAGAAGGTCATGAACTGGTCGGCAAAGCGGGCCAGCGCATCGATCACGATCAACGGCTTCAACGCCAAAGGTGAAGTGCTGAAGATCACCGGTGTTCCCATCATTGAAGCCGGCAAGAAGGGAAAGGGTCCTGTCGTCACCGACAAGACCGGCACCCGCTTCGAACTGGTTTCGAGCTGAGGGACCACGATGGATATCGCGCCCTTCCTGGACAAGCCCACCGCCATCGTCGGCACAACCGGCGCCGGTAAAACTTTTGCCGCGAAGGGCGCGGTTGAACGGCTGCTCGAGCTCGGCCGCCGCGTCATCATCCTGGATCCAACCGGCGCATGGTACGGGCTGCGCGCCGGGGCCGATGGTGGCGCCGAGGGCGGCTTTCCCGTCTTGATCTTCGGCGGCGACCACGCTGATATCCCGATCGACCCGACCGGCGAGGCCGGTAAGGCTCTCGCTCTGGCACTCGCAGAACGTGACGTCCAAGCCATCATCGATACATCGGAGATGACCGGCGGCGAGAAGAACCGATTCCTCACGCCTTTCCTGGAGCACCTCTACGCCCGCAACAAGGCGGCGCTCCATCTCGTCGTCGACGAAGCCGACGAGGTCGCCGCGCAGCGCCTCGCCGACGGAGAACAGCGGCTATTCGGTGCCTTTGACAAGATCGTCCGTCGCGGCCGCATCAAAGGCTTTCGCCCGCTGATGATCTCGCAGCGGCCGGCGGTGATTCACAAGAACGTGCTCTCGCAGATCGGCACCCTGATCGCGATGAAGCTGACCAGTCCACAGGACCGCAAGGCGATCGAGGAGTGGGTGAAGGGAAACGCCGACGCCGGCCAGGCTCGCGCTGTGATGTCGAGCCTGCCGACTCTGAAGCGCGGTGAAGGGTGGGTGTGGTCGCCGGCGGACGATCTGCTCGAGCGTGTCGAGTTCCCCGCGATCCGCACCTTCGATTCCAGTCGGACCCCTGGCGACGGCGAAAGCGTGGTTGCGCCGGCGCTGACCGCTGTTGACGTCGACGCGCTGCGCACCGCCCTGAAGGCGGCGCCGCGCATTGAAGACGCCTCGAATTTGAGTAGCGGAACGACGCCGGCCGAGATCGAGGCGGCTGAAAAGCGGGCCTTTGAACGCGGCTTGGCCCAAGGCAGGAACGAAGGCATCGACCACGGTAAGAGCGTCGGCGCCGCCGTTGCGCTCGCTGCAGTTCGAAACGCATTGGAAGCGCTTCGCATACCCGATATGGTCGTCGATGTTGCTTCGACTGCTTTTCCCTCTTCGTCTAACGGTAGGACATCGGCCTTTGACGCCGTGAATCGTGGTTCGAATCCACGGGAGGGAACCACTTCACCCGACAATCAACTCAAGCGCCCGTGCACAATCGTCCCGAAAATTGAAGCGTCGATCGGCCTCGGCGCGGAACGGAAGCCTCTGGCGCTGCTCGCCGCTGCCTATCCGGCCGGCTACACGGAGGCGCAATGGGCGAGCCTGGCTGGCTTCAAGCGGACCGGCGGTACCTGGTCGACCTACAAGAGCCGGCTCCGGACCAAGGCGGCGATCGAGCAACGCGGTGATCTGTGGTTCGCGACGCAAGCCGGCGTCGACGCGATCGGCGGTGATGTGCCGACGATGCCGCGCACCCCGGATGAACGCCTCGCGATGTGGAAGGGCAAGATCGCCGGCGTCGGACCGATGCTCGATGCGCTGCGCAATCACTATCCACACTTGATCAGCCGCACTGACCTTGCATTCAGACTTGGCCTGGCGCCCGGCGGCGGCACTTTCGGTACCTATCTATCGCGCGTCCGCAGCAACGACCTCATCGAGGAGCCAGAGCGCGGCTTCTACCGACTTTCATCTGCAATCATGGGAGATATCTGATGGCCGGTTCCGTCAACAAAGTCATTTTGGTGGGCAATTTGGGCGCCGACCCCGAGATCCGCCGCCTAAACAGCGGCGATCCGGTCGTCAACATCCGCATAGCGACCTCGGAGTCCTGGCGCGACAAGAATTCCGGTGAACGCAAGGAGAAAACGGAATGGCATAACGTTGTAATTTTCAACGACAATCTCGCCAAGGTCGCGGAGCAATACCTGAAGAAGGGCGCCAAGGTTTACGTCGAGGGCCAGCTGCAAACCCGGAAGTGGCAGGACCAATCCGGAGCGGACCGCTACACCACGGAAATCGTGCTGCAGAAGTTCCGGGGCGAACTGCAGATGCTCGATACCAAGAATGGTGGAGACGGCGATCGCGGTGATGATCGCAGCGGATACAGCAGATCCAATGGTGGTGGCGGAGGCGGAGGTCGATCGAGCGACTTCGGTGGGGGAGGG